TACATTAGTTGTGGTTTTTAATGTTTTAGCTAAATTTAAAGCTTTAAGATATTTTTTATTTTTTTCACTAGGATTTTTCATTTTTTTAATTCGTGAAATTTCCTTTTTAATTTTTGTTAGTGGAATTTTTTCTCCTTTAGGGATATTTAATCTTTTTCTTACTGTACCTTGTTTTAAATTACCTGCTTTTTTACCCTTAGCAGCCATTTTTTCATATGTGTCTCCTTCATTTACATTATCTCTATTTAAGATATTGTAAACTTCATCTTTATCAGCTTGACTTAATTTTTTAGGTAATAATTTTTCTAATTTTTCCTGAGATACTTTAGCTGCATTTCTAGCAGCAGTACCTGATGCACCTGAATCTGTAACGGTAGGTCTTAAAGTAATATTAGGATAATTATCAGCTGCTTTAGTTCTTTTTGCTATATCAGTAAAATCTTCTTCATTACCTTCTCTAGCACCTAAAACCCAATCTACTTCTACTTCGGGATTTTCTTTAGCAAAATCATAAACAGCTCTTATTGGGGGTTTTGAAGTTGGTTCTAATGTAACTTTAATAGGTAAATATTGTTTGTAAATATCCCAAATCATTAATGATTGAGATTGATCAATACCATCTCTTGTTTTATCACCAATATAAATTTTTAATTCATCTAAATCTGGGTTATCAGCTAAAGCTTGAGTAACTACTTTATAATGACCATTAGTTGGAGGTTTAAATCCACCAGCATAAAGTCCTACTTTTTTAGGTCTTTTTGTTCGTTGATCAGGTGATAATTCACTAATTAAAAATTCAGTTAACTTATTCATTACTTTAAAAAAGCATTTATTGTAGCTCTTGCTTCATCAGCCGAAACAGAAGTATTAATAATTTCTTCTGCACCACCATCTAATAAATCTTTAATTTCTTTATTTAATTTTTCTTTTTGTTTATCTGCATATCTTTGCCTAGCAGCTGTTTTAGGTTTAGTGTTTTTAGGTTTAAAAGGAGTTAAATATTTAGCAATTATATCCTCGACATTATCTAATTTTTCATCCTCTAAAGTATTAGCAACAGAAACAAAATTATCTTTAAATAATTCTCTATACGGTTTATGGTTTTGAGTTACACTATTCCATGTTTTTAAAACAATTGCTGGCATTAAACTTCTATCTTTACCCCCTGATTTTTCAAATCTATCTTGGTTTTGTTTTAGTGATCTTTCTAAATCAGTATAAACATAAAGCATAAATACTTCATACCCCGCTTCTTCTAATTCATTTTTTAACTCTACTGTTTTTTTAAATGATGCTGCAGTACCATCTAAAATAAAAGATTCTTTAGCTTTGATAGTATCTTCTACATCTTTATCAAAATCTTTATTAGCTTGTGCCATAGCAATAGCTTGTTTACTTCTATCTTCTGGGGATGAATTTTTAAGATCTAAAGACACATTAGCTTTTTTAAGATTATCAATGTATCTATTATCAACATTTAAAACTTTAATATTATCTAAATTTAAACCTTTTAAAACATAACCTTTACCAGCGCCTGGAGCACCAGCTAAAATTATAGCTTTCGGTTGACCTACTTGCTCTTTTAAAAGTTCATAGAGTTTTATCATATGTTATAAATATACGAAAAATTCCTGGGGTATCCTAAATTATTAATGGAAAAAGACAAAAGCCCCTTTAGGGGGCTAGGCTTTTTACGTGGTTTTGTGTCGTCCACGGAGTGCTTTAGAGCTACTCACAACTGGGGTGAATATACGACTATTTTCTGTGGTAGCCAAATTTTACACGGTTCTTTTTACAGTTGTTTTAAATGAAGAAGTTGCTGGTTTATGTTTAGGATTTTCTATATCAAATATTCTTTTTACAGATTTAAATATTTCTAAATTTTCTTCTTGTGTTCTTGGTGATTCATATAATTCCCATTTTTTTCCTTTAATTTTTTCACCTGATCTATCAACACCCCTTGATTTAGATTTTAACCATAATATACCTATTCTATCAGCATCTTTTCCAAAACATTCTTTATACATTTGAGTATAAGCAGCACTTTGTAAATCATAAGTAGTATGTAAATGATTAGATGTTTTAAAATCAATAACCCATAACTCACCATTTATTTCACAAATACAATCACAAGTACCTGCTACTTTTAATTCATCACTAAATAAATGTACTTCGGTTTCAATTAAAGTAGGATTATGAGTTTCCCAAAAATCAACAAATTTTAAAAACATCTGCCAAACTAAAGGATCCATTTTAGGATAACCACTTTCACTTAAATAATTTAACTCTTTACCTTCAAAATATTGTTCAATTAATTCGTGTACAGCTGTACCTTCCTCACTTGATTTTTTAACAATCCAATCTGCACTATAACCTACTTTTTTAAGCCAATCTTCAAAATGCTTACCTTTAGGATAAGAATTTAAAACATAAGTTACAGATGGGTAATATTCACCATTTCTTCTATAATATCTAGAATCAGGTAAAGTAATTTGTTTATGATCTTCAGAGATCTCCAATATACGGTTGTATGTTTTCTTTATCATACTGCTAATTTTTGTTCCAATAAGGAAGAATAAGTCATTGGAACTGTTTTTTGAATTAGTTTTGTGAAATTTTCAAAACCCATCTCACTTGGGTCCTTATCTTGCATGTCTACAAAATAGACTTCTTTACCTTCCATCATTAAATTTTCACAAAAGTGCAAAGCTTGTTTTATAGCATCCTTATCTAATGCTATATAAATTTTATTAACAAAAGAACTAACTATTTTTTTCATTAGTTCACTTTGAATATTTTTACCTAATAAAGGTATTGCATTTCTTTTTATAGCAATGGCATCAAATAATCCTTCACATAATATAATAGGTAATTTCCAATTAATTAAATGCTCATTAGGAATAATGTCTCTACTAGCTGAAGGATTTCTATATTTTACATAAGGATCTTTTTCAAATGAACGAGCTGTAAAATAATTTAATCTACCATCTGCATCATAAGTTGGTATAATAATCATATTAGCATATAAACCATCTTTACAATAACCAATATTATACTTTAGAATATCGTTTTTACTAATATTTCTTTTCTTTAAATATGCTAACGCGTGCCTACCAATGATATTGCTGTTATCAACGGTATCCAGGCTAATAAATTCAGGTGGTAATTTAACAACATCATTAGATTTAGTAAATTTAGTAACTCTTGAGTTTTTAATTAATGATTTTGCTTCATTTAGTTTAGATGAATCAGCTCCAATAGCTCTAAATAAATTATAAATTGTTTTACCTTTTTTATCACACGCCCAACAATGCCAAGGATTATTACCTTGTTTATTTTCAGTTAAATTAACTTCTAATTTAGGTTTATGGTGATGACAAAAAGGACAATGATACGCGTAATTATTACGAGCAGTTGCTTTTCCTGTTCCTAACACGGAATTTACTAAAGTTACCAATAACTGGTTTACCATAACGATATAATATACACTAACAATCTTTAATTTCCAAGGGATCTTCGTACTCTATCTCTTCAAAATCCTTAGTATAAAATTTACCTAATATATTATCATTAAAAAATTCATCAGGTTTTTCTAATACTTGGTATAAAAATTGGTATTTTGTTTCAAAATAAGTTAATAATTTTTTATTTGGTACAATTTTAAGTATTTCTCTTTTAAAATCTGTAGCTTTACTTTCTAACAGTAATTGTTTTAATTGTTTTTGCGAACCATAATAATTTTTCCAATCTGATTCTTTTATAGCCAATTTATAGGCTGGTCTTCTACCTACTAGGCCTTGCATTTTAGCTAATTCTTTTTTACCTATTTTTACTTTTTTAGAAAAATAAAGTACTTTTTTACCAATATATTTTTTATTAGTAGGTTTATGTGTAATTACATAAATAAATCCGTAAGAATTTGGTGGAAAATCTGTTATTTCTTTTTTGGTTTCGCCTTTATAGGTCCAACTCATATTGTGCTATTTAATTAAACTGAAGGTTTAATGCAACAATGATAAATATTATAATTTACCTTCATGTCGCATTTTTTCCCTTATTTTAGTAGCTGATATATCATGTATATCAGTTGGGGGAACATGTTCAATAACTTCATAACCAACTCCTCTTCCATAATTTATGGATTCAATATCAGGGATTATTGTTATTTTTACTCTACCTTCTTCAATTAAATCTTGTAACTCATTAGAAATATTCATTAAAATTTCTTGTGCAGACCAAGGTTGTTTCTCGTTAGGTTCAACATCTCTTATGCAAATTAATACGTTTTTACCGTCATTTAAACGTTGGTCAATTAACCAACGATGACCTTGGTGCCATGGTTGCCACCTACCAATAAACATTGAGTATTTCATAAATTTAATTTAGTTGCTATATTAATAATAGATTCAATTTCGGTTTGTTTTGTTGTATCCACATCAATAAAATCATTAATTGGTTTACCAAAATTTTGTACATGATATTTTTCTCTACCACGTTGTACATAAGAAGTATTATAATGTACAAAAATTTCTCTTATTTGCCAATCTAATAAAGTTTTAAATTCTTCACGTTGATCTAAATAAGGAGACACTAAAGAAACTATAACATCTTTACCTTGATTATGTAAATAATGGGATATTTTTTGTGCCGTATCTATATTAGTAACTCTACCTTTTATAGAATAATCCTTATTAGTAAATAAATCTCTCATTTCATCTCCATCAATACGAAAAGCATGAGGAAGAAATTTTTCTTTTAATAAATTTGCAAGAACAGTTTTGCCTGAACCTGGTTGTCCTGTAAACCAATAAATCATAATTATTATTTAAACATATAATTTTTAACAGGTAATACTTCTGTTAAGGGTACTTTTATTTTATCAATGATTTTTTCATTAATTAAATCAGGATGTACCCACCAATCTTCAAATGGACATTCTTCATCCATAGAAATATTACCTGCAATCAAAATATATCCTTGTGATTCAAAAATATTACGTGATTCTCTTCTTACTTTTCTTGTAGCATCATTATAATGATCATGTTCAAAAGTAATTACCCCAAATTTAACATCTTCAAAAGGTATTCTTTTTAATACTTCTAATGATTGATAAGCTGGGTCAATATCTATTGATAGATAATCTATTTCTTTACCTAAATTATATTCATTAATTAAATCTAGGTAATTTAAATGAGTAGCATCTTCACGTATAATAGGATTTTCTCTTAAAGATTCATTCCATTTATCAACATAAGGTTGATGTAAATCAATAGATAAACCTTTCCATCTATTCTTTTTTTCTAGTAAAGCAGTATTATTACCTTCATAAGGTCTACCACCACCTATTTCAAGATAAGTACCATACATTTTATTATCATGGCATCTTAAAACAAATAAATCTTGTAAAGCTTGAGAATTAGTGTGATCTATTTTACCACAACCAGCATATCTCATTCTACTATGTAATTTTTGAAAATTTTCTCCTACGTAAGTAATTGGTTCATGTTCAATAGGAAGTAAATCAAAATTTTTAAGATTATTTAAAATAATATTAAAATACTCTTCATTGTCAATATTAGGATCTTTATATAATTCTTTCCATAAGTTGTAAGAATGTTCTCTTTGTCCTCTCCACCAGCAAGTAAATGCTTCTTGAAATTTTAAACCCCAATGACCAACATAACCAACATCAGAACCCAAGGGTTTAGCTTCTAAATCACATATTTTTTGACCTGCAACTGCAAAATAATGGGCTTCTGTCCATTCTTCTCTTGCACTATGCCATTGACTTAATAAAAAATAAGCTTCAGGTCTATTTGGCATATGAGTCATAGCTATCATTAATTGTTCTTTTTCCCAAACTGGTCTTCTAGTTTGTTCAGCAACACATCTATAAGTTTTTAGTAGTGCTTCATAAGCTAATAAATCATCATCAGTTAATTCAGCACACCTTAAATAAAAAGAAAGAGCAGCAGCCGTTTGACCTAATGATTCATAATATAAACCTGTATCAAAATTAACTCCAGGATTTAAAGGAGCATCAATGTATTTATATATTTGTTCTTGTAATTGTTTTTGACTAACCATATTATTTTAGTTTTTCTAAATCTTCCCATTCTAACCTATCAAGTAAATGCTTAGGCCACCTTAAAATAAAAGCAGCATTATCTTGATACCCAAATGTGATTAATAAATCATCTCCATCAAGTGCTAATCCACAAGTAAATTCAATTCTAGTACCCATGTATTGGAATTGTTTTGATACTTTTACTAAATTCCAATCTTCATCCCACATAACAAATCTGTGGTAATAAAAAGCATCTTTATATTTACCTTCATGATGGAAGAAATCTACTTCATGGGTAATACAAGTATATAAACCGTCTACTTTTATAACTTGAGAACCACCCCTTAAATCCCAAGGTAATTTTACATAATTATCTTTAGTAATTACAGTTTCACATTCGACAGTATTTAAAATACCTTCTTGTACTTTTTCTTTTCCTTTTTTATCTAGATTAACTTTAACTATTTCTAAAGGATTAGTCCATTTTAAAAAGTGATAAGGCATATCCAATACTGGCATCCAATTTTTTTCTAGATAGTTTTGAGAAGGGTGTTGAATTCTTTCTCTTGTTTTTTCAATAATAGCATCTTCAGTCCAATCAACTTCACATAATTCCATTCTACCTTGTCCATTATCATAAACATCTCTTCTAACACCACAAATATATAACTTACCTTCCCATCTAAAAACTCTAGCATCTTCAAGGCCTACAAAAGACCAAATTGGTTTAATGTCATGTTTTGAAGTATCTACATTTCTAAATTCAAGTATTTCATGTGTTTCTCTATCTAATTTACAAAGATAATTACCTGTAGTAAGGGTTAAATCATCTTCAGGATTTAAATAAGCTAAAGCACCCCATTTACAATAAAATTTCTGATTATATTCAGAATGATATAAGGTATAATGTACGTGTCTAATATTTGCTAATAAATCTCCATTTTCATCTAAATAAACAGAAACATTACATAAACCTGTACCTCCAGTTAATTCAGAAGGTATAATTAATGGTGTTAAACTTCCACCATTATGGATTGCTATTTGCGATATATTGTCTAAAATCATATTTTATATATAATGTCCACCACCTAACCATAAAACAAAAGATTTCCTAGTTCCTGATAACACAGGAGCTACTCTGTGCATCATAAAAGAAGGAAAAATAAAAACACAACCTCTTTTTCTTGGTGCTTTAATAATGTGAGAATGATTTGAATCTTTTGCATCCTCAGGAAAAGGACCTCCTTTAAATAATTCTAAATCTCCTCCTTCATAATCATCAGCTTCTGAAAGTTGGACTGTTATTGAAATTTTTCTTTGTGAACCATGAGAAGGTCCAATATCTTGATGCCATTCATATTTTCCTCCTTTACTACCTACATATTCTGTATATTGAATTTGTTCAGGCATTGTATGTAAACTAAAATTCCATAAATTACTATTAGCTTCTATAGCCATATGATTTAATTTTTCATATAACCACCACCATTGAGTATTTTGTGGTACCCATTTTACTCTAGATACTCTAGTTCTACCATCATTCTCCCCTCCAAAAGTTGAAGCAGTATGTAAAGGTAATTTTATAACATCTTTTTCTATTTTTTTTAATTCTTCTTCGCTAAAACCTTGTTCAAAATAATAATAATTAGTTTGATCAAGTGAATCAGGTTGAGTCATTTGTAGTACTCTATTCATTAGTCTTTATTAATTGATTGAAATATTTTATTAATATCAAAAACATCTTCTCCTTTATCCCAAGGAAAATCAAGTATTCCTTCATTTAATTCATATTGAGAATATGTTTTAGAGTTTGTTGTAAATTCTTTTTTATGTGGTTCAGCCATAATATTATCATGTAAATCATATCCAAACACAATTGGATTAGTAGTAACCCAACAAACAGTAGAAGGTAAATTTAATGCCGCAGCCATATGTTGAGCAAAACTATCAATGAAAACTCTTTTTTCTGAAGTTAATAACATATAAGCAACGGATCTAGGGCTATCAACACATTCAAAAGTATCAGGATAACCTTGTTGATCTGGTCTTTTTATATGAACAATATTATATGAATCTCTATATTCTTCTATTAATTGAATAATAATTTCTTGGGGTAAATCTCTTGCCCAATTATAACCAGGATGAACTTGAGGAGATATAACACCTCCGTTAGTATGAATTGCCATAACCGGTTTTTGAACATCTGCTGGGTTAATGTCAAATATTTTACCATAATATTCTTTTTCACCTTCAGTAAAAAATATTTCTGGTTGTTCACCATTATATTTAATATCATTTATTTTACACCATGTTTCTATTAGATGAGCTTTTTCAGTAATAAAATCATTATGATGAAAGGGATCAATAGCAAATACCTTACACTCTTTACCTTTAATATAAAGTTCATAAACAGCATTTCCTAATTCTTCATTTTTATGCGTAATATCAATATTAGGATTATTTTTAAAAATTTGTGGATATTGAGAAATAACAATAACTGTAGAATCAGGATATTGTGTTTTAATTGCTTTTAAAACAGCCGTAGCAGCTATACATTTTCCAATTCCACCTATTATGGTAAAGATAATATTCATTTTTAAAACGTTTTATATAACAATGTAAATAACTTTTTTTAATTTTCCAAATAATTTTATAATTATTTTATACTGGTCCTCCAGGTGATCCAGGACAAGAACTAGCAGGGAAAAAATTACTACTAACACTATTCCAATAACGATATAAACTACCCTGTGAAATATAACCTGAAGGGTATTTAACAGTACCACCAGAATTTGACCAAACAGGACCAGCTTGGGTCATAATATCTCCTGAAGTTCCAGGAAGATAAAAAGTATAACCACCAGCTATTTGTTCACAAGCAGTACCAGCAGAAGCTGTACCAAATTTACCTGTTGTTGACCAAATATCAGGTCCTGAAGCTTGATTTCTTGCAAACCATCTTGCATTATTATAAACATTTGAAAAATTATAATAAGCATTATAACTAGTACTATTTGTAAGTAAACTACCCCCAGATTTAGCAGTATACCAACCTGTAAAAGAATAACCTGATGATGGTGTTGATGTAATTCTAAAGTATTGAGAAGTAGAAGAATTATTAATAACAGGATGACCAATTTTACCAGTATCACCTGAACCTGAGTTAACAGTAGTTGTTGCAGTAGCCCCAGGGAAAAAACCAGGAGAACCATAAGGTGTAGCACCTGGGTTTTGTATACTTATAGTATTATTAGTTGTATTAATAAATTGAACATAATAAGCATATGCTGTAGCTCCACTCCAATAAGAATTTATGCTATAATCTTCTCCACCATCATATCCCTTTTGACCAACTTGATTATTAGTACCAACAACATAAGGCCAAATTTGATAATTTAAAAATTTACATAAACTTAAATTTCTGGGATCACTTAAGTCATTAGCAGGACCATAATTAAAAGCATTTACTACAGCATTTGTTTGAAGTGATCTCCAACAACCAGCGTAAAGATTATTTTTAAATGAAATATTTGTATTACCTATTGAATGTCTTCCCATAATAATAAATATCTACATTAAACATAACATTGAACTACCACTCCAACCTGAACTACCATTCCAAAATCTAACAATTGTACTATTAGAAACATAGGTAGAAGTACCCCAGTTTGAGGATAAAGTTGAAAATCTAGATAAGGTTGGTGAAGACATTACAGTATAAGAATCGTTGTAATAAATGTTAATTGAATTACTGTAAAAACAAGCTCTAAATGATGGAGTACCATATCCAATTATCGCAGATTCGGAACTTGGTCCAGAAGCTTGAGTATAGGTGTACCAGAAATTTTTATTATATACATTAGCATTAGTATGATAAGCATTATAATTTGTTGAAGTAGTTATTAATGAACCACCACCATTAGCTGCACTTCTCCAACCATTAAATTGCCCACCAGCAGAAGTAACAAATCTAATATTAATAAAAGAATAATTTGCACTTACAAAACAATTATTTGTATTAGTGCTACCTCCATTAGTTGCTGTTGAAGTAACTAAAGTTGTTCCTCTATAAACTTGAATAGTTCCATAAGAAGGTGAATCATTAACTAAACCTAAACTATAAACATACCCTTTATTGTAAACATAAGTACCATAGTTTGAATTAGTTGAACCACTATTACCAAAATATAAAAAGGGATCAACACTTGATCTAATATAATCAGATTGAGATTGATTATATATAGGAATCATACGTATAGCTCTGAAACAGCTATAGTATAAACTATTATTGGATGATAAATTAGTTGTTCCCCAAGTTGCTCTTGCCATTTATATTAAATCTTTTACGTTCTCAGAACCAAATGTTTTATTATAAATATTCTTAACTCCATTATAAGCAAACTCAATTAAATTATCTTTTTTAAAATCATGATCATAAGTTTTAGTTTTTTCTTCTATTCTACTACTAGAAACTAAAACTCTAATTTTTTTAGTATCAAAAGTTTTTATTTCATTACCATCATCATCATAATCAATTACTTCTTCTTCAACAACTTTCCAATCTTGTTCATAATCCCAAACTTCAACTGGTTGAGCAGAAGAAGCAGTTAAAGAAAGAGAAATAATTCTTGGAACAGAAACAATACCTTCACCTTCAACTGTTAATTCATAAGGTAAAGTTGCTGAAGCATCATTTTTAGCTACATCTTCCCAATAAGGTGGTAAAGCTTTATCTGCACCTTCTTTATCTACATAATGTCCAACAATTAAATCTAATTGTCCTACACTTTTATGAAATTGATAAGATTCAATTCGAGCGTAAAAACTATCAATATTTAAACCCCCTGGGAAGTTAATTTTTTTGTTTATAATAAGACCCATAACTTTTCATTTTTATTTATTATCAATATATTCTTTTAATTCTTTGATTGCTTGAATTAATACTGCAATTAATCTATCATATTTAACAGCTTTGTATCCATTTACTCTTGTTTCAACAATTTCTGGGAATATTTCTTCAACTTCTTGGGCAATAACTCCAATATCTGCTCCTTCATTTTCATGTATTCCTGGTTTTGCAATCCAATCAAAATGTATACCACTTAATGCCATTATTTTATCTAAAGCATTTTCAATAATTTTTCTATTATCTTTTAATCTAATATCTGATGAATAATAAGCTGTAATATCATTAGTAGCTCTTATTGTTCCACCTGTACCACTTGCAGAAACACCAACACCTAAACTATTAATTTGTGTATCTGAACCAGTACTTACACCTGGTCCAGTTGGTCCTACGTTACCTTGAGCTCCAATTGATCCTTTATTACCTTGAGGACCTTGTGATCCTACTTCACCTTTTTGTCCTTTAGCACCAGTTGGTCCAACGTTACCCTGAGGTCCAACATTACCTTGAGCACCTATTGCACCTTTAGCACCTTGAGGTCCCACATTACCTTGAGCACCAATAGCACCTTTTGAACCTTGAGCACCAACATTACCTTGAGGTCCTACTGGTCCTATAGGTCCTATTGAACCGATTGCACCTTTTGCACCTGTAGGTCCTACATTACCTTGAGGTCCTACATTACCTTGAGCACCAATATTACCCTGAGGTCCTGTTGTACCAGTTATACCTTGAAGACCAGTATCACCTTTACCACCTTTAGCACCTTGAGCACCAACGTTACCTTGAGGTCCTACGTTACCTTGAGCACCTGGTGCACCTTTTTGTCCTTTAGGTCCTGTTGGTCCAACGTTACCTTGAGGTCCTACGTTACCTTGAGCACCTATTGCACCTTTAGCACCTTGAGGTCCAGTAGTACCTTGTGTACCAACATTACCTTGAGGTCCTGTTGCTCCAATTGCACCTTTTGGTCCGGTAGGTCCTACATTACCTTGAGGTCCTGTATCACCTTGTGCACCAATTGCCCCTTTTGCACCTTGAGGTCCTACGTTACCTTGAGAACCAATTGCACCTTTTGCACCTTGTGCACCTGTTGTACCAGTAATACCTTGAGCACCAACGTTACCTTGAGGTCCTGTTGCTCCAATTGCACCTTTTGAACCTTGAGCACCAACATTACCTTGAGGTCCTGTTGTACCAGTTATACCTTGAAGACCAGTATCACCTTTACCACCTTTTGCTCCTTGAGGTCCTACATTACCTTGAGCACCAATATTACCTTGAGGTCCCGTTGAACCAGTAGTACCTTGGATACCTTGAACACCCTGAGCTCCAATATTACCTTGAGGTCCTGTAGCTCCAATTGCACCTTTATCTCCTTGTGGTCCTACATTTCCTTGTGGACCAGTTGTACCAGTAATACCTTGTGCACCTGTTGCACCTTTATTACCTTGAGCTCCTACTTCTCCTTTTTGTCCTTTAGGTCCAGTTGGTCCTACAGGTCCTGTTGTACCTTGAATACCTTGAGCACCTGTTGCACCTTTATTACCTTGAGGCCCTGTTGTACCTTGTGTACCAGTAGTTCCTTGAGAACCAGTTGTTCCTTGAGCTCCTGTAGCACCTTTTTGTCCTTTTGAACCAGTAGTACCTTGAATACCCTGAGCACCAGTATCACCTTTATCACCAGTTGTAACAAAAGAACAAATTATATCTTCTGAATTACTAAATGGTGAAGTAGCTGAACTTGCTTCATTTGTTATATTTAATGTCCACCAAGTTCCATTATCTGTTAGATCAGTAATTGCAAATGTTAAGAATTGTGTTGCATCTGTTCTATTTGAAATTCTTATATGTCCCTTAACTGCTGAAGTAACACTATCAATTGTTGATAATGTAGAAGCAATACTTGTTCCATTATCATCAGTTTCATCAATGTATGAAAGTGTTGCAGAATTTTGAGTTGAATTATTTAATCTTATTTTTCCAGTTCCTGGGTCAGCAGATGATGTAGATGAATCAAATGTAAAATCAAATGAATTACCACCAAAGTTACCATCTGTACCTTGTATACCTTGTGTACCTTGGGTACCTTGTATTCCTTGTGTTCCTTGAACTCCCTGAGCACCTGTAGCACCTTTTTGTCCTTTTGAACCTGTTGTACCCTGAATACCTTGTGTACCCTGAATACCTTGTGTTCCTTGAATTCCTTGAGCTCCAGTAGCACCTTTTTGTCCTTTTTGTCCTTTTGTACCTGTTATACCTTGAATACCTTGTGTACCTTGTGTTCCTTGGATACCTTGAGTACCTTGAGTACCAGTATCACCTGTAGTTCCTTGGGCTCCTGTAGCACCTTTTTGTCCTTTTGTACCTGTAATACCTTGAGCACCTGTAGTACCTTGAGCACCTGTTATACCCTGTATACCTTGTATTCCTTGAGTACCTTGTGTTCCTTGAGAACCAGTATTACCTGTAGTACCTTGAATACCTTGAGCACCAACTTCTCCTTTTTGTCCTTTTGTACCTGTTATACCCTGAGCTCCAGTTGCACCTTTTTGTCCTGTAGTACCTTGAGCTCCAGTTTCACCTTGTGTACCAGTTGTACCTTGGGCACCTGTTGCACCTTTTTGACCTGTTGTACCTTGAGCTCCAGTAATACCTTGAATACCTTGAATTCCTTGGGTTCCTTGAGTACCTTGTGTACCAGTTGTTCCTTGAGAACCAGTTGTACCAGTTGTTCCTTGAATACCTTGTGAACCAGTTATACCTTGAGCACCAGTGTTACCTGTAGTTCCTTGAGCACCTGTAACTCCTTTTTGTCCTTTTTGTCCTTTTGTACCTGTTATACCTTGAATTCCTTGAGTACCTTGAATACCTTGAGTTCCTTGTATACCCTGAGTACCTTGTATACCCTGAGTACCTTGTGTACCAGTAGTACCTTGAGCTCCTGTAATACCTTGAATACCCTGTATTCCTTGTATTCCTTGAGTACCTTGAGTTCCTTGTGTTCCCTGAGCTCCAATTTCTCCTTTTTGTCCTTTTTCTCCTGTCTCACCTTGAGCACCAGTTGCACCTTTTTGTCCTTTTGTACCTGTAATACCTTGTGTACCCTGTGTTCCTTGAGCACCTGTTATACCTTGAATACCTTGAATACCTTGAGCACCAGTAGTACCTTGAGTTCCAGTTGCTCCTTGTGCACCAGTATCACCTTTTTGTCCAGTTATACCTTGAGTACCTTGAGTACCAACTGCTCCTTTTTGTCCTTTTTGTCCAGTTTCACCTTGAGCTCCAGTTGTACCTTGTGAACCAGTTGTTCCTTGAGTACCCTGGATTCCTTGTGCCCCAGTTATACCTTGTATTCCTTGAGTTCCCTGAATACCTTGTGCACCTACTTCACCTTCAGCACCTTGTACTCCTAAAGGTCCTGTTGTACCTTGAATACCTTGAGTACCAGTTTCACCTTGAGTTCCAACCGCACCTTGTGCACCTGTTAAACCTGCTGTACCTTGAATTCCTTGTACACCCTGTATACCCTGTATACCTTGAACACCTTGTGTTCCTTGAATACCTTGAGCCCCAGTTGTCCCTTGAGCACCAGTATCTCCTTTATCACCTGTACTTACAAATGAACAAATAATATCTTCTGCATTACTAAAAGGAGATGTTGCAGAACCTGCTTCATTTGTTATGTTAAGAGTCCACCAACCAGTATTATCAGTTAAATCGGAAATTGCAAATGTTAAGAATTGAGTTGCATCCGTTCTATTTGAGATTCTAATATGTCCTTTTACAGCTGATGTTACACTATCTATTGTTTGTAGTGTTGAAGCAATACTATTACCATCATCATCAGTTTGATCAATATAAGCAGCTGTAGCACTATTTTGTGTTGAATTATTTAATCTTATTTTTCCAGTACCAGGATCTGAAGCTCCTGTACCTGTATCAAAAGTATAATCAAATGAATTACCTCCAAAGTTACCATCAGTACCTTGAACACCTTGTGTTCCTTGAACACCTTGTGTTCCTTGTACTCCTTGTGTTCCCTGAATACCTTGAATTCCTTGAGTACCCTGTGTTCCTTGTATCCCTTGAATACCTTGAGCACCTAATTGTCCTAAAGTTCCTTGAATACCTTGTGTTCCTTGAACACCTTGTGCACCAGTTGTACCTTGTGTACCAGTTGTTCCTTGTGAACCAGTTGTTCCTTGTGTACCGGTTGTTCCTTGAGTACCTTGTGTACCAGTTATACCTTGTATACCTTGAATACCTTGAGTTCCTTGTGTTCCTGTAGCACCTTGAATTCCTTGAGTACCTTGTGTTCCAGTTTCTCCTTGAGTACCTGTTTCTCCTTGAGCACCAGTTACACCTACTTCTCCTTTTTGTCCTTTTGTACCTGTAATACCTTGAGTACCTTGTGTACCTTGAGTTCCAGTTATACCCTGTATGCCTTGTGTTCCTTGTGTTCCTTGTGTACCAGTTTCACCTTGAGTACCAGTTGAACCAGTAGTACCTTGAGTACCTTGAATACCTTGTGTACCAGTAGTACCCTGAGTTCCTGTTATACCTTGTATACCTTGTGTACCCTGTGTTCCTTGTATTCCTTGAGTTCCCTGAGTTCCTTGTGCTCCTGTTATACCCTGTATTCCTTGAGTACCTTGTGTACCTTGAATACCTTGAATACCTTGTACTCCCTGAGTGCCTTGTGTTCCTTGAATTCCTTGTGTGCCTTGTGTTCCTTGTGCACCAGTTATACCTTGTATACCTTGAGTACCTTGTGTTCCAGTTTCTCCTTGTGCCCCAGTAATACCTTGAATACCCTGAATACCTTGAGTTCCTGTTTGACCTTGAGCACCTGTAGCACCTTTTTGTCCAGTTGTACCTTGAATACCTTGAGCACCGGTTGTACCTTGAGTTCCAGTTGCTCCTTGTGCACCTGTTATACCTTGTATACCTTGTGTTCCTTGTGTACCTTGAGTTCCTTGAGAACCAATAGTACCCTGAATTCCTTGAATACCTTGTGTACCTTGAATACCTTGTGTTCCTTGAGTACCTTGAGTACCTTGAGCACCATCTGATAAAGTTTCAATATCAAGTTGACCACCCATTCCTGAGTGATTCTGGCAATAATAATATAATGTATTTGGCGCATCTTGTGGTACTTTAAATGTAGAAATTAAATCAGTACCAGCTGTTCCGCCATTTGTACTCCAACCATCTGTATATTGAGATCCACCGTTATGAGTACCATCATTAGTTGTTGAAATAGCTATTGGGTGAGTACTGTTTGTTCCAGCTGATTGATCAAATGTATAAGTAAATCCTCTTAATAATTCTAATGTTGGTTGTGATGATCCATCTATAATATAAACACCACCTCCTACTGTAACAATAAATGCATCAGTAATTGGTTCACTACCTGTTATACCTTGAACACCCTGTGTACCTTGAATTCCTTGTGTTCCTTGAGTACCTTGAGCTCCAGTTATACCTTGAATTCCTTGTGTACCTTGTGCACCTGTAATACCTTGGATACCTTGAGTTCCTTGAATTCCTTGTGTGCCCTGTGTTCCTTGTGCTCCTGTTATACCTTGTATACCTTGTATTCCTTGAGTACCTTGAGTACCAATTTCTCCTTTTTGTCCTTTTGAACCTTGATCACCAGTATTACCTTGTGTACCTGTAGATCCTTGAGTACCAGTAGTACCTTGAGTACCAGTTGTTCCTTGAATACCTTGAGTTCCTTGAATACCCTGAACACCTTGTGTTCCTTGAGTACCTTGAGCTCCAGTTATACCTTGAATTCCTTGTGTACCTTGAGGACCTGTAGTTCCTTGATTACCTGTTGTACCTTGTATTCCTGTAGCACCTTGAGTACCTGTTATACCTTGTATACCTTGAATACCTTGTGCACCTGTTGTACCTTGTGTACCTTGAGCACCAGTATCTCCTTTGTCTCCAACTGCAACAAAAGAACAAATTATATCTTCAGCATTTGAAAATGGTGAAGCAGCTGAACTTGCTTCATTAGAAATATCTAAAGTCCACCAAGAACCATTATCTGTTAAATCTGTTATAGCAAATGTTAAGAATTGGGTGGCATCAGTTCTATTAGAAATTCTAATATGTCCTTTAATTGCGGAAGTTACTGAATCTAAAGTTTGTAAAGTTGATTCAATACTTGCTCCACCTCCATCATTTTGAGAAATATAAGCAGCTGTAGAGCTATTTTGTGTTGAATTATTTAATCTTATATCACCTGAACCTGGGTCTGCTGCACTTGTAGAAGAATCAAATGAATAATCAAAAGAGTTACCTCCAAAATTACCATCTGTACCTTGAATACCTTGAGTACCTTGTGTACCAGTTTCTCCTTGTGCCCCAGTAATACCTTGTATTCCTTGAGTACCTTGTGTTCCTGTTGTTCCTTGAATACCCTGAGCTCCAGTTGTTCCTTGTGTTCCAGTTGTTCCTTGTGCACCAGTAATACCTTGAATACCTTGAGTTCCTTGAGTTCCTGTTTCACCTTGAGTTCCATCTGTACCTTGTGTACCAGTATTACCTTGTGTACCAGTAGCACCTTGCGTTCCAGTTGTTCCCTGAGAACCAGTAATACCTTGAGCTCCAGTTGCTCCTTGAGTTCCTAACTCACCTTTTTGTCCTTTTACACCATCAGTAGAAGAACCAGAAATACCTTGAATACCTTGTATTCCTTGTGTACCTGTTGTACCCTGAATACCTTGAGTACCTGTTGTACCTTGTGTTCCAGCTCCTGTTATACCTTGAATACCTTGAGTACCCTGAGTTCCAGTTTCTCCTTGAGCACCTTTTGATCCAGTAATACCTTGAATACCTTGAATACCTTGTGTTCCTTGAATACCTTGAATACCTTGGTTACCTGTTTCACCCTGTGCACCAGTTGTACCTTGAATACCTTGAGTTCCCTGAATACCTTGAGTTCCTTGAATACCTTGTGTACCTTGAGTTCCTTGAGCACCTGTAATACCCTGAATACCTTGAATACCTTGAATACCTTGTGTACCAGTTGTACCTTGTGTTCCTGTTTCACCTTGTGTACCAGTTGTACCTTGTGTTCCTGTTTCACCTTGTACCCCAGTATCTCCTTTTTGACCAGTTGCTCCTTGTGAACCTGTTATACCCTGAGTACCTTGAGCTCCTGTTATACCTTGTATACCTTGTATACCTTGAATTCCTTGTGTGCCCTGTGTACCTTGTGTTCCTTGTGCTCCAGTTATACCTTGTATACCCTGAGTTCCGGTTTCACCTTGAGCACCTACTTCTCCTTTTTGACCTTTTGTACCAGTAATACCTTGAGTACCTTGTACACCTTGAGTACCCTGAGTACCAGTAACACCTTGAATACCTTGTATACCTTGGGTACCTTGAGTACCTTGTGTTCCTTGTGTACCAGTAGCTCCCTGTGTACCAGTTGCACCTTGTGTTCCAGTTATACCTTGAATACCTTGTATACCTTGTATACCTTGAGCACCTTGATCACCTTCAGCTCCTTTTTGTCCTTTTGTACCTGTTATACCTTGAGCACCTTGAGTTCCAGTTTCTCCTTGAGCACCCTTTTCTCCTTTTTGACCTTTTTCACCTGTTTCACCTTGTATACCCTGTATACCTTGGGTACCTTGAGTACCTTGTGTTCCTTGTGTACCAGTCTCACCTTGTGTACCTGTTGTTCCTTGGGTACCTTGAGTTCCAGTTGCACCTTGTGCACCAGTAATACCTTGAATTCCCTGAATACCTTGTGTGCCTTGAGTACCTTGAGTACCTTGAGCACCTGTAATACCTTGACTACCAATTGGACCAGTTTCACCTTGAGTACCTGTTGTACCAGTTGCTCCTTGAGCACCTTTTGCACCTTTTTGACCAGTAGTACCTTGGGCACCTGTTGTACCTTGAGAACCTACACCTGAGGCAAATGATAAGTTACCGGATCCATCTGTTTTTATTACTTGGTCTGCTGAACCATCTGAGGTTGGATAGATAAGTCCACTAGCGGTAAGTGCTGTGGATACATTTAATTTGTTTAATTCTGCGTTAGAACCACTAACGACAACTTTTTTCCAATTGGGCATATATCTAAATTAATTATGGTTGGTAACTCAAAATGAGCCCACTTCCGTTAGGCCTATAATTTATTTTGTTATAAATATATAAGATGGAATTAAATATTACTTTTTATCCCTAAGATTGTTGATTTGTTTTTGTTGTTCTTTAATCGCTTCAATTAATAAAGGAACTATTTTGTCATAGTTAACAGCTTTATATCCATTTTCTCTAGTTTGAACAACTTCTGGTAATACTTCTTCAATTTCTTGTGCTATAACACCAATATCAGATCCTTTATTTCCATGAATATATTTAATACCTTCTTCATCTAATTTTTTCCAATCAAAGTTAACACCACTTATTTGAAGAACTTTTTCAATTGGATTATCAATTGGTAAAATATTTTCTTTTAATCTTTTATCTGAAGTAGAGTAAGCAACAATATCATTAGTAGCTTCAATTTTACCTATTGTTGTAGTAGCAGTAATATTTCCAACAGTAAGACCATTACTTACAGTTAAAGAACCACTTACTTCTAAAGCTTGAGAAGGAGAACTATCATGAATACCAATATAACCAGAACTTCCATCTACAAAGAATGCGTGTGTTGGTGTTGTACCAGTATCTGATTCAACCCTAAAATCAACATTTACACTATTATCATTAATAATAACTTCTCCTAATCCTGGTGTTGAACCTGGATTAAGAGCAGAAAATAATCTTCTTGTTCCTACTACTACATCAAATCTATCAACAGTACCAACTCTTGAAGCACTAATATTAGTATCACTATCAGGTCCAAATACTATACTTGTTTCATTTGCTGATAATTTTAATTGATCACTATCCTCATGCCATTTAATATCGGAAGAACCAGTTATACCACCATTACCACCTAATATTGCAAAAGCTCTATTAGCATCATTAGTAATATCAGCAGCAGCTCCTTTTTGTCCTTTAGTACCAGTAATACCTTGAGCACCATTTGAACCATTAGATCCATTTTTAACATATTGAACAAGTACATCTTCACTATTAGAAAAAGTACCATTTTGTTCTACGTCTGCAGAACTAACATCTAGTAAAGCTCTTGTACCATTAACTGTATTAATAGTATAAGAAGCAACAGTAATTATATCACCAGCTGTTGTTCCATAAATTATAAATTGAGAATTTTTAGAAAATAAATTATTATGAGTAGCACCATCTGCATCTTCTAAAGCAATTGAAATTTGTGTTGAACTACCTATAGTTGAATTATTAAATCTAATTTGTCCAGCTGCACCCGCCATATCAGTACTAGTACTATAAGTATAATTTAATCCTGCTGTAGCACCTTTTTGACCAGTTATACCTTGAGCTCCAGTAATTCCTTGTGCACCCGTTATACCTTGAGTACCTGTTATACCTTGAGCACCCGTAATACCTTGTACACCTTGTATACCTGTTATACCTTGTGCACCCGTTATACCTTGAGCTCCAGTAATACCTTGAGTACCTGTTATACCTTGAGCACCCGTAATACCTTGTGCACCTGTTATACCTTGTGCACCTGTTATACCTTGAGCTCCAGTAATACCTTGGGCTCCAGTAATACCCTGTGCACCTGTTATACCTTGAGCTCCAGTAATTCCTTGTGCACCCGTTATACCTTGTGCACCTGTTATACCTTGTGTACCTTGAGAACCTGTAATACCTTGTACACCTTGTATACCTGTTATACCTTGTGCACCCGTTATACCTTGAGCTCCTGTTTCTCCTGTTATACCTTGAATACCTTGAATACCTTGAGTACCTGTTATACCTTGAATACCTTGTGTACCCTGTGTTCCTTGAGTACCCGTTATACCTTGGATACCTTGTACGCCTTGAGCTCCAGTAATACCTTGAGCACCTTGAGCACCAGTATCACCTTTATCACCTGTAGTAACAAATGAACATATAATATCTTCTGAATTACTAAATGGTGAATCTGATGAATAAGCTTCTTGTGAAATATCTATTGTCCACCAACCCGTATTATCAGTTAAATCACTAATAGCAAATAAAATAAATTGAGAAGCATCAGTAATATTAGATAACCTAACATGTCCTTTAACGGCTGAACCAACTGAATCTATTGATTGCATGAATGATGAAATATCATTTCCATTATCATCAGTATCATCAATATACATTGCGGTAGCACCTTTTTGTCCAGCTGCTGCACCTGAAAGTGAATTTAATCTAACTTTTCCAGTACCTGGATCTGCTGGTGAAGCCGAAGAACCATCAAAAGTATAATCAAATGTAGCACCCCCAAAATTACCATCAGTACCTTGAGCACCTGTTGTACCTTGGGTACCTGTGGTACCTTGAGGACCAACAGTACCAACTCCTGTTGTACCTTGAATACCTTGAGAACCTAAAATACCTTGAATACCTTGAATACCTTGGGCACCAGTTGTTCCTTGTGTTCCTTCACCTATTTCACCTTTTTGTCCTTTTTCTCCAGTTGCGCCTTGAGCACCGGTAGCACCTTTTTGTCCTTTGGTTCCAGTAATACCTTGAGTACCTTGGGCACCAACTTCACCTTTTTGTCCTTTTTCTCCTTTTTCTCCTGTTTCACCTTGAGCACCAGTAATACCTTGAATACCTTGAACACCTTGTGCACCAACTTCTCCTTTAGCACCTTTTGAACCTTTTTGACCAGTTATACCTTGAATACCTTGAGCACCAGTTGCACCTTTTTCACCTGTTATACCTTGTATCCCTTGAGCACCTGTTGCACCTTGTGCACCAGTTTCACCTTTTTGTCCTTTTTGTCCTTTTTGACCTGTTATACCTTGAATACCTTGAATTCCTTGTACACCTTGTGCACCTGTAGTTCCTTGAATACCCTGAATACCTTGAGTACCTTGTGCTCCAATTTCTCCTTTTTGTCCTTTTTCTCCTGTTTCACCTTGTGTACCAGTAGCACCTTGTGTACCTGTTTCACCTTGAGCACCCTTTTGTCCTGTAATACCCTGAATACCTTGAGTTCCAGTTGCTCCTTGAGTACCTGTTGCTCCTTGAGATCCTGTTATACCTTGAATGCCCTGAGCACCTGTAGTACCTTGAGCACCTTTTGCACCTTCTATTCCTTGTGCACCTGTTATACCTGTAATACCTTGTGGACCTGTAGCTCCTGTTATACCTTGAACACCTTGAGCTCCTTGTGTACCCGTTGCTCCTTTAGCCCCACTTGAACCAGTAGTACCTTGAATACCCTGAGGACCTACATTACCTAAATTACCTTGAGGTCCTGTAGCACCTTGTGCACCTGTATTACCAGTTGTTCCTTGTATACCTTGAGCACCTGTAGTACCTTGGGTACCAGTTTCACCCTGAGTACCAGTAGCACCTTGAGTACCAGTTGTACCTTGTGTACCAAAAGTACCTTGAATACCTTGAGCACCAGTTGTTCCTTGAATTCCTTGTTGTCCTGTAGCTCCTTGAGTACCTGTTGTACCCTGTGTACCTGTAGGACCAGTTGTACCACTAATACCTTGAGTACCTGTTGCACCTTGAGCACCTGTACTACCTTGAATACCTTGAGCTCCAGTTATACCTTGTGTTCCTTGAATACCTTGAGCACCAGTAGCTCCTTGAGCACCAATAGAAGAATCATAATATAAAACACCAGAACCTGTATCAGCTACTAAAACTTGTAATGCATTTGAAGCGGAAGGATTTGATTGAACATTTTCAATTTTAAATTTATCTGCAGAAGTAGCTAAGTGAAAAGTAGATGAACCAGAAACTGCTAAAGAACCTGAAATGCCAATTTCATATCCAACTGTAGAACTAGGGTTAAATGCATCAAATGATTGGGATACCTGTAACGCTTCAATAGTTTGTCCCGTTTCTACACCAGTTTTTATTATCTTTTTAAGAGCCATTAGGTAGAATTATATTTTTATTTATTATAAATATTAAACAGAGAAGAATAAGTGTAACCCATTAAAGAAAATAATTTATGAATAAATATAAATATCACCATTTTCGTCTACATACATGTTACCTACTGCTTGGAATGTTGAAGATCCTGAAATACCATTATTATTAGCAATTGCAGTAACAAAAGATTTTGGTACAAAACCACTTCCAGCACCTGGGTCAAATGATGAAGTGAATCCCCATCTATTAGCGTTGTAATCAAATCCAAATAATTCTGTATTGGTAGGAGTTGTTTGTTGTATTGCTATACCTCCATCTCCATTTGAAGTAGAACCAGAAGCTAATCTAATAAATCTATCAGCTACATTTAAATTACTTTCATGTTGGAAAGAAGCAGTACCTTGAACTGTTAAATCACCTTGTACAACAGCATTTCTTGTTACTGTTAAATCTTGATTTATAGTAGCATCTAAACCAACTGTTAAATCTTCCCCAATTGACATTGTAGGAATTGATAAACTATTAGCTAAAGAAACAGCACCAGAAGAAACTTGAAAATCACTTGAATCAAATGAAGCAATACCTTTATTAGTTGTAGTAGCATCTTCACCTGAAATTGTAATTGTATTATTTGATCCTGAAGTGTCTAAACCTTCACCAGCTAAAATATTAAATGCTTGAGTTTTTAAATTTACACTTCCAGATCCTAATGACGCAGTATATTGTAAAGTTGAAGCAATTCCAGTTAAACCTGAACCATCACCTTCAAATGAACCACTAAATGAACCACTTAATTGTCCTGAAGCAGTTACAGCAGTTAAATTTAATTTATTTAAAGTTGTTTTTGTATCACCTAAGTCAACAACAGTATCACCTAAAGTAAAACTTGATGTTGCTAATGAAGAAGTTGGTAAACCACCTGTTACAACACTTAATGAACCACCTGAAATTTCAATTGTATTACCATCAACTTGAACACCTAATTTTGTTCCACCACCACCAAATAATGCACCTGAAGACGAAACGGCTGAAGATGAAATTTGGAATGAAGTAATACCACTATCAGCAACTCTTACTCCATTTGCTCCTGCTTCTAAAGTGGAACCTGAAACTTGTACAGAAACGGTTGCAGCACTACTACCATCAAAACTAAAATCAGTTATACCACTACCATCTGTTAATGCGTTTGTTAATTTTGAAGCTGTAATATCTCCTTTAAATGATCCAGTAAATGAACCACTAAATGAACCTGTACCACCTGTTGAAGTACCACTACCAGTAGCAAAAGTATCAAATACGGTATCAACAGCAGTTTGGTAACCAGCTAAAGAATAACCAGTACTAATACTAATATCAGCAGCAGAAAATATAGGTGCCATTGATTCAGAAACTGATTGTTCTACAATGGCAAAAGTTGTATTTGTTGTTACTTGTGTTTTTCCAGTTGGTATACCATTAACACCATCTGAACTTGCAGTTATATAAAAAGAAGCATTAACATTAGAAGTTCTACTTCCAAATTTAGAAATTTTTAATTGAGCAAAATCACCAACAATAGTTGAACCTGCTGATGAAGTACTAGCTAATGGGAATATCATACCATATGTTCTAGTACCATCTTGATAAGTTGCATCATCACTACCAGTAACATCTGTTAATCTAAAAGCTGCATTATTAGGTACAGTTAATGAACCAGATTCAATATAGAATGAATCAGCAGCAGGTGAAATTCTTGCTAAGGCACCTGAAGTACTTGCAGAAGAATTATCACTAACAGTAATAGTTGAACCAACTATATTTGTAATTGTTGTACCAGAAGGAAAAGCTGAGGATTGAACTAATTTTTGTCCAATTAAGGCTTCCGAATAATTAACAGCACCACCAGCATTATTTACTGCATTTGTTATAGTGGGTGAACCACTAGTAAAATCACCATTAATTCTTATAAATGAGTTATCACCGTTTTTATAAACGGTAGATGCTATTATTTTTCCAAAGTTAAGTCTATTCGACGCCATTTAATTTTTTTATTATAAATATTAAAGCAACTATTAAATGGAACCTTTTTTATCACTTTTTAAATAGTGACTTTAAGTATTATTGGACCAAATTGATCAACACTACCTACTTTTAAAATATTAAAATTAGAACCTAGCGCAAATTGTTGTGATGGTACAAAACTTGTAGAATTACCAGCACCTGTGACACCTAAACCACTCATTACTACTGGATTAATATTTGACTTACTTCCATATGTACCTGCACCTTCTTGAGTTCCAGCTGGTAATGTTATATTCATTGGTGAAGTTTGTTGATTATTAGCAAATAATCTAACACTATTCAATTGACTACTTCCACTTAATCCACCTGGAGCAGTAATTGTTATAGCAGTTACATCACCTGAACTATTAGTTACACTAGCAGAAAAAGCAGTTATGTAAGCTAATGCATCACCCGAAGAGCCATTACTATTAGCTACTGCACAACTAAAATGATTATCATCAATTCTTGTTATTGCTCTAAGTAAATAATCTTGACCACCAGCATTTCTTACCATTACAACATCACCATTAGTTAAACCATGATTAGAACTTGTAACATTAAGTGTTGTAGTTACTCTATTCCATGATTTGCCTCCTAATTGATTTCCTGTTGAAGTTAATTCTAATGTATAATCAGAACCGCCTTGATCAATAATATATCTAATTTGACTATTATAAGAAGTAGAACCACCACCTGGTGCAGAACTTCCACTTGCACCTGTAATTCCTTGAATACCTTGAACACCTTGAGCACCAGTTGTTCCCTGAGTACCTTGTGTTCCAGTACCTATAATACCTTGTATACCTTGAACACCTTGTATACCTTGAACACCTTGTGTTCCTTGTATACCTTGTGCACCAGTAGTACCTTGTGTTCCAGCACCTGTTATACCTTGTATACCTTGTGTTCCTTGTGTTCCTGTAGTACCTTGAATTCCTTGAATACCTTGAATTCCTTGTATACCTTGTGCACCTGTTATACCCTGAATACCTTGTGTTCCTTGAGTACCAGTTCCTGTTATACCTTGAATACCTTGAGTTCCTTGAATACCTTGTTGTCCCGTTTGACCTTGTGTACCAGTTTCTCCTTGAGTACCTGCACCGGTAATACCTTGAATACCTTGAATACCTTGTGTTCCTTGTGTACCAGTAGCACCCTGAGCACCTGTTATACCTTGAGCCCCTGTTGCACCTGTAATACCTTGAATACCTTGTGCACCAGTAATACCTTGAGCACCTGTATCACCAGCCGCTCCTTGAACACCTTGGATTCCTTGAATTCCTTGTGTACCTGTATCACCTTGAGCTCCAGTAATACCTTGAATACCTTGAATTCCTTGGGTTCCTTGAGCACCAGTAGCTCCTTGAGTTCCAATTGCATCAGCACCTTGTATACCTTGTATACCTTGTATTCCTTGGGTACCTTGTGTTCCAGTTGAACCACCCGCACCAGTTTCTCCTTGTGTACCTGTTATACCTTGAATACCTTGAATACCTTGAGCGCCAGTAGTACCTTGTGAACCACTTATACCAGCAATACCTTGAATACCTTGTGCACCTGTTATACCCTGAATACCTTGAGCACCTGTTGTTCCTTGAGTACCTCCAGGACCTGAAGGTCCTGTTATACCTTGAATACCTTGAATACCTTGTGTTCCTTGAGTACCTGTAGTACCTTGTGCACCAGTAGTACCCTGAGCACTTGCTAAAGAGTTAAAAAATACTTGACCATCAGCTGTATTAATTGCTAAAGCTTCTACTCTACCATCTAAACTACCTGATATATCCGTTAAACCATGTAAATGGATACCAGAAGTAATTGAACCTGAAGTAAAAGATTGACTAACTTGGAATGAACCAGTTACTAATAATGAGCCTGAAGTTTTAATCTGGTAATCTTGTATACCCGTAAATGCATCGACAGATTGAGAAACCTGTAGTGCTTCTATGGTTTGCCCAGTTGCGATCCCAGTTTTGGATAATGATTTAAGAGCCATGGTTTTATTTTGTATTTATTATAAATATTATTTAATTATTGTCTATCAATGTTTATTAAAATAGTTGTGTCAGTAGTTTGAGAAGTTGGTAATGGTTGTGCCAATTTCCCAACTGCTAACAATTCATTTGCCTCATTATACATACCAACAGCTGTAACATAAGGACTAAAAAATGAGCTAGTAGCAAAGTTTTTATAAACCCCAGTATTAGTCGAACCCGAAATTATTGTTGGGTTTTGTGAATAATTAAATTCATCTTCTGAGATTGTTGCTTTGTACTGCGTTTCATAAATAGTAAAAGAACTTGAAAATGAAGCAGTTATTTCAGTACATAAAGCAAAATCGGCTATATCATTAGCACCAACTAATCTACCACCATAAGTATCATCACCATATTCTGCTGAATTATATTTTGAAAATTCACCTGTTACTTCTTTTCTGCTACCACCTGTAAGAATAACCATACCATGTTGATAAATAACATTACCAACATAAATTGAAGATGAATTAAATCTATTTTGTCTTTTTAATCTTCCTTCTCCATCATCAAAATAGCTACCACTTGGGCAAGTTATTCTAAGTGAACCAGGCATAATTTGATCTCCATAAAGTTGTTGTGGTATTGACATTATGGCAATTGTTGGTTCAATAACCGAAACACTATATTTATCTATACCATAAATTGCTTTACCATAAATTGAACCGTTTTGTGATGGTGTTAATGCATGGTAAGAGCTTGTAGGAAAATATTTAAATGGTTTTAAATCTGACTGTTCATAATTCCAAAAAGCATTAGAACCAACTCTGCCTTGTATAGTTCCATCTACAGCAAAACTTGCAGTATTCATAGGTTGAACTTCACCGTTACTACTAGAAATATAATTTGTATAATATAATTGCTTTACTGAATTATAAGCATCAGAAGAGGTTACTTTAAAATTAAAACCAGTTGAGCCAGATAGGTTAAAAGGATTACCTAAATATCTTTCAATTGAATAATAATTTGAACCTGTATATTGGTTAGAAGAAGAGATTGATAGCGAAGCAGTAGCTAAAGTGCCACCTCCTTTAAAATGAAACCCTTTAGTTAATTGTAAGGGAGATATTATTATATCTTGCGAATTGAATTGTTTGTACGCCGCCATCCATTCTTAAAAATCTAATTTAACTCTAATAAGAGCTTCTTTTGTAAAGTTTTTGTTTAACGGTTTAGATAATTTTGCAACTGCAAGTAAATCATTTGAATCATTATATAATCCAACTGTAGTCATATATGTTTGTGGATTATTAATAAAATAATTATAAATTACTTCACCAGTTGATCCTGAAATATATGAAGGATTTTCAGAATAGTTAAACTCACTATTTCTTGCTCTTACAAATACAAAATCTGAAGTTACAGTTTCTTCAGAATTTAAAGCAAAATTAGAACCTGAAACAATTGCATTAAACATTCTTCGGTTATTATTACCATTTGTATTAGCTGTAGTAACAGTTCCTAAATTGATACCTTGACCATCATTTGTACCAGTACTACCTGCAGATGAATTATCATCTAAAGCAGCTGCATTTAAAATAATAGTTGAAGTATCAGGGAAAAATAAACCATAAGAACCACTATAAGAATAACCATTACCACTCCAAGCACTTCCATCTGAACCACTTACAATTTGGTATCCTCTTTGTGTACCATAATAAGTTGGTAAAGTTACATCTTTTGAATTATCTGTTAATTGAATTGTTTTAGAACCACTACCAATAGTTAAATTTAAACTACCAGGTAATAAACTTTCTTTATATCTTGCTCTTTCAACACTTAAAGCATAAATTGAACTTCCAGTAAAGTTACCAAAAATAAAACTTGAATTTTCATCTTCTAACATTAATGTTCTATATTGACCATAAATTGTAGAAGCTGGTGAAACACCTGCTGCAGCTGAGTTGTTATAAGCTAAAGCACCTCCACCATTTGCATTACCATAAGCAATTTGAAATTGAGAAGCTCTATCAGCAGAACCTGAATCGGCATTGAATACATTTGTATAATATTTACCTGAAATACTCGCTACTTGATTTGATTGAGTAAAAAAGGTTGTTAAAGTTGTAGCATTGCCTGACCAACAAGTTGAAGTTATTGATTGAGCACTTACTACAAAATCATCTGGATCTAATCTTTTAAAGCCCATTTATTTTATTTTAAGTTGTTGTTCTTGTTACAGTTAAAGGTACAGTTATTCTAGCACCACTATCTAAACCAGTAACAGTTAATGTTGTTACTATTGATGTTGACCCTGAACCATATAATGTATTTACTGTAGTTGCTCTTAAATTAATTTGAGTTCCAATTACAGTAGAAGATACATTTGTTCCAATTGTTTGGGTAGATGAAGCATTAGCTGCGGTAGCAGCACTTGTATTAATACCAGTTGCATCAAATGTATTTAATAATCTTACATCAGCAACAGTACAACTATATCCACTAGTTTCAAAGGTCTGGTCATTACCTAAATAATTCAGTGTTTGTGGGGTAATAGCTAAACTTGCTCCTTGTTGTAATGTTATTGCAGCAAAACCAATATCAAGTACAGGTAATTTAGCTGTACCTCTTGGTAAAGTTGCTAATTTATATTTCATTATTTGGTTAGCTTCAGGAAATGCTTCTAATAATGGCATTCCGTCTATTGCTTCACCATAAAATGCAGAACCTGATGGGTGTTGTGGATTATATAAAGTATAATCAATCTCATCATCTGCAAGAGCGAATTGTGTTATTCTAAAAGAACCGTCATTTTGAGCTAATAATTGTCTACCTTTTGTAGTCAAGATAGCATCAACTGTTATTACTGAATTATTTAAATATCCCATTTTGTTTTTTTATATAAATATTGTTATATGTTCATAAATATTATTAATCTATAAGCTTATTATTTCTTAGTGCATCAAGGAGTAAATCAGGCTGATTATTAATATCAGCTGTTGGAAATACTGGAAATACAATCGCAGAAGTAGTTAATTGTTTCTTTGATAATGGTTCAGCAGGTAAATTTTGAAATCCTGGAATTGTTGAACCTGATACCTGACGGTTTTTGTTATAAACTGATCTAAGTCCAGTTGTTCCTGGATAAGGGAATTCATTTTCAATTATTATTGTTGAAGCATCATCAACATATCTTCTTAATAAAAAGAAATCTTTATTAACTGAGGCATCAATATCTCTATCAACTTGTAGCCTTAATTCAAATCGAGGGGTACCACCTTGTGACGATAAAGATTCATTATCAGAAGGATTAGTTACATTTATAATTTTATAAGCTTGACTTTCAACGTTTTCAAATCTAATTTCATCACCAACTTCAACAGTAAAAGGTAATCTTTGTTGTGGCCAAGTAGTATCAATTGGTTCTAAGTTACCAGGGAAATAAGTACTTGTACTTCCTGAATATGCTAAAGTTCTTTGAATTGAATTTCCGTAAACTACATTACCATTAGAAGAAGATAAATGTATTATATCTAAACCAGTATTTCCTGGTTCTCCAAAATCTGTTGATGATGTAATTGATGAACCTGTTACATCAGTAAAAGGAAAATACCAAAATGGTGAATTCATTGCATTATCAGTAGAATTTTGTCCAGTCATTAATCCCGCTATTCTTATTAAAGCCGTTGGGAATGGAGGTGGATTAATTGGAGCATTTTGGTTTGTTGGACTTGCTACGTGAGTTGGGTTCCAGAAATTAAATTTCGTTGAAGCAACGGTTTCTGCATCATAATTACAATTTGTTCTCCATCTATAATATCTATTTGTTTTTAAAGTTCCTGTGGTTTTTAAATTAAGAAGGAAATCAACATAAGTACAATCAGCATAATTTCTACCTTTTTGGGTTATTATAGTGCTTATATTAGAAACATTAACTGTTATTCTATATTTATTCCCATTAAATCCAATATTTCCACCACCTAATACTTCTTGTGTTGGTATTGTGATAAAATCATTACCAAAATAAAATTTCATTTGTGGTGGTGCTACTAATTCTAAAGGTTCTTGTACTACAGAACTATTAAAGTTTTGACTTGTAGAAGATTCTAAACCTACTTCATAAAAACCAACTTCATTATCCCATTGAGATTTTTTCCAAAATGAACCAGCTTTTGTTAAACGAGGCAATGGTTTAGTACTTGGTTGAATATAAGCTAATTGTATACTATACGCGTCAGAAAGTGAATTAGGTATATTTGGAGGTGCTAGAGGATCTGGGGCAAATTTAATAACACCAGATAAAGAACTGGTTGGACTAGTTAGTAAAGCTGGATAACCTACATTACCTGCAGTTGCAATTGTAACACTTTGAGAAGCAGCTAATGGAGTTCTTTGGAATTGTTTACTCATTCTATTACCACCCCAAGCAGTACCTCCTGCTGTTAAACTATAATCAGTAAAGTCAGCTTCATAGTTTGAAACAACACCTGCAAAACCACCCATTGGTACAACTCTAGTATACCCAATTGATGAAGTTTGAGAATAAAGTACCGGTTCAATTCTTTTAGCAACTTTAAGTAATGATTTTACTCCATTTAATGCTAAATATTGTGTTTGTGAATCTTGTGGGTTTACAGCAATTCTTGCTTTATTTTCATATGCTCCTAAAGCTGTATTATTTGGATTATTATCTGTTTCGCTAACGGCATAAGTTGCTTGTAAATCAAAAGCACCCCAATCAGATAAGTTTGGTTGTACCGCTTTACCAGTTCCGTCAACTAAATATTTTATATTTGCTTGTGTAGCACCATTAAGTAATGGATAAGGATCAGTTACTTCATTTGCGTATCCAAAGTAAGATGTTAAGTAATCAATTGGAGGTAAACCATATCCACCTTCTAAACCATCAATTGAATTTAAATTAAATGCTGTTGATGTTGAACCAACATATCTTGGTGCAATAATTCTTGTTGTAGTGTAATTTGAATCTTGTACATCTGCTAATTCTGCAGTTCCACTAATAATTTGATCAAAGTTAACTGGGGTGTATATTCCATAGGAATAATCAACATCATAAAAATTACTACTATCTCTATCTTTATTAATATTATTTAAAGTTGGTTGACAATCAGTAGCAAAATCAAAAGGTAAAGTACCAGAAAATGCTCCTTCTAAATTTGTAGGAACTAAACCATCACCTTCAATTAAAGGTAAGTTTTGAAACTCCATATAATAATCTTTAACAAATAAAGCATTTTGTACTGATGAAGAAGCTGCAGAACCAGAAGAAACTGAAATTGCCATATTAATACAATCTCTATAATAGATTGATTCAGTAATCATAAAACTCATAGTATGTTGAGTTTCAGTTCCTTGATTTACATGAAATACAGATTCTGTTAAAATTGATTGTGAAACAGTACTTATTAAACTACCAGTAATATCAACTGTAGGTACATGGTTGGGAAAGTTTCCTTTAAATAATTTTATTGAACAAGTAGGCCAAGTATCACCATCACCTAATTCCCCCGCACCATAACTTGCAGTACCATATAAAGAGCCAGTAGCACCATAAACAGCACCTGCGGAAGGGTCACTACCAGTCCAAGCATCAACTCTAATACTAGCAGTTATCATTATATTAGTTTGAGGTACTTGATTAAAGATGTATAAACCATCTAAAGAAGAACTTAATGATGAAGAATAAGAAGCATAAACTTTATCAATTCTATAAGCATAATAATCAGGAACTGTTACACCTGAAGCTTGAACACTATTAACAGCAAAACCAGAACCACTCGTAACAAGACCAATAAAACTAGAAGATGGGGTACCCACTAATGCATCAAAATTTGCTTGTTTTCCTGGTTCAACATCAAAAAACGAACTTGTTAAATTTGAAGCAGTATAAGTAATTCTTAAATCCCCTGTTGAAGTAGCATCATTAAATGCTCTATATTCAGCATAATTACCATAATTACAAAATAAACCAAATACTGTACTACCATAAGCTACTGCATTATTAACCCCAGTGCTATCAAATAAACTACTAGTGTAACTATAAATTCCTCTTGATAGATTAGTTGAATCTAATTTAAATGGTGAAGTATTTGTTAATGAATTTTGTGTTTGAGTTAACGTATAAGTAGAACCACTATCAACACCACTTTGTGCTCTAATAGTAAATTGAGCTCCAAAAGCTGGTGGATTATAAGAACCCCCAATATATCTTGTCCAAACATAAGGACTTACATTTCTTTGTGGATGATAAACTTCAAAAGAACCACTAACTGAGGCAGTTGTGTAACTTTGAGTAGTTGGGTTTCCAATTTCAGCTAATGCAGCTGCTTCAATCATATTAAATTGAGTTTGGAAATATTGATTATTTGTTTGTTGTGAACCACCATAACCACCTAAAATGTTACCTCCTAAAGCACCCAAACTACCTCCACTATTAGCAGGTGAAGTACCTTGGAATAAAACACTACCTGAAGGTAACCATGGGTTTGCAGGCACACCAGATTGTGTAGAAACTACAGAATATAATTTATAAGGTCTATGAAAATAAGGATTATAATTGTAAGCATTAGTATCACCAGCTCCAATTCTTTGATAACCTCTATAAACCCATAATTCTTCCGATGAAGAAATTGGAATAATTTGACCTTCTCCAGTTTGGTAACTTATTAAATTATTTAAACCAACAATTCTTGCATTATAATTAGGATTTATGCTTGCATTAGGCAATTTAATAGCAGAGACATCAGCCGCAATTGAAGCTGATGTTCCTCCAGAACCTGAAATGTAAACTGTTTGATCAGTTTCTCTAAATTTATATGATATTATTCTTGCCATTTAAAATAAATATTATAATATACCTGAGAGTCCTCCGCCTCCTCCACCTGGTCCTCCACCACCACCTGGTCCAGTTTGGAAATGATATGTTTGTGTTACTAAACAAGTACCTGCACTTGTAAATGTTCCTTGTATGTCTTCAAATATATGAATTCTGAGGCTTCTAGCATAATAAACAAAACTACCCGGTCCTGTATAGCCACCATTATAGTTAATTATTATTGTTGAATTACCTGTTCCTGTTCCACCTGCTGTTACAAAAGCCCATGGTACTGTAGTTTGGTTATTTGAAACTGATGGTAAAATAAATTCTAAACTAGAAGAATAGTTAGTTGTTGAACTTAAAGGTGTAACAAATATACTAAATGAAGAAGCTGGGTTACTTAAATTAGTTAGTAGACCAGGACATGTAAATGTTAAAGTTGGTAATGGTGGTGCAGTTGTAGTAAATAATTGATTTGCATTTAATACCGGGGCTGAAGCTGTATAAACTGTATAGCTTGGACCAAAATCAACTGACTCACTTAAAAATCTATTCAATACTGCTGAACTTGTAAAATTATTTGTTATTGTAAAAGGTATAAAATTTGATGAAGTTAGCATTGATTGACTAGGTGCTGCATTCATAAACCAAGGATAAGTACTTGCTTGGTATTGATTATTTTGAGCACTTAAATAATCAGCATCAAATTCTTTAGAACCGGTATTAAAGTTTTGGTTTTGGTCTGATAAAAATGCTGAACCTGTCCCTACATAAGTTGGTACACCATTTTGATTTCCATAATAAGTTGCACTACCCCAACCTTTTTGAAATTGTGTTGTTGGGTAAGTATCAACTGGTGGGAAATAACCTTGTGGTGAAGATTGTGTTAAATTAACAGCAGGTGTTACATTTGGATCAATTCCGGAACCTGTTGCATACCAAATAAATTGCCCACTAGAACTAAATGAGAAATTAGTAAATAAAGGATCATTAGAATTAACTGCTAATGATGACCCTTGTGGGTTAATAAATAAAAGTGAACAATCAGCAGTTTGTGGTATTCCATCATCCATTACTGTTGCATTTCCTATATACCATGTTTGGAAACCACTAACAACATATCCTTGACTACCAGCTGTTCTTGCTTCATTTAATTTAAATGTTATATATTCAGCATAAGGAATATATTGATTAATTAAAAAGTTATTAGCTGTTTTATTTGATATTTTAATATATTTTACTTTTTGTCCTGCTTGATTAAACGCTGTCCAAAACCAAGCATAACCATCACCAGGACAATTTGCTTCATCTAAAAACCAAGATTCTGGTTTTTGGAATTGTGGGTCAACTGGGGCAAAAGATGAAGTTGGAATTAATTGGACATTAATATTTTGATTATCAGTAAATGGTGTGTTTGCTGAAGAACTAGCACTAGTACCTAAATTGATTTGGAACCAATCACCTGAAGCTGTTGGTACAATTGACCAATCAACTCTTGTAAAATCTGGGAATGGGGTACCACTACCAGTAATTAATGAACCAAAATTAATTGAAACATAGGCACCAGAAGAATAAGTTACACTATTAACTTTCCACCCAACAACTTGACTAGTTGTACCTGTACCAGCTGTATTAGTGAAAATAACATTACCCATATCTTGTCCAGCTGATGAAGAAGCAACTAAAGAAGCTAATGAAGCAGATTGATCAGGAAAACCAGTAGAAAAATCACTACCAGTAAAACTTACATAAGCAACTGTAGAAGAAGTTACTGCTGCATTGTTAAATAAAATCTCCATTCTTTCCGCTGGTGGAAGATATGTTCCTGTTCTATACATGTTTTGGAAAGAAGAAGAAGTATTTGGATTGTAATATTCAATTTTTTCAATTGGCCATTCTAAATAATCACTATTATCATCACTAACTAATTTTATACTCCCTAAAGAAGTTTCTTTTGATAAATTATTTAAAATATTATAAACAGATCCACTAGTATTATCTTGAGCACTAAGTGACATAGTAGAAGAAACATATTGACTTGCATTACTTAATGATAAATCACCTAATAGTTGAAGCCCTATATTAGCTGTAGAATTGAAAGTATAAGGTAAAGTTGTTTCATTTACATTTTGACCAAAGAACCATTCTATTCTATAAAAATAATCTTCTAAATTATCATTACCAAAATAAGCTTTACAAATTTCAGGATTTTCAAAATCAATAGCTCCTCCATCAGTTTGAAATTCTCCATTATAAAATTCTCTTTGATCATCTCTTAAAACAGTAACTAAACCTTTAGATGAACTAACTGATTCAGTAAAACTTTGTGTTACTTGAGGATAAACTTTGTAGAATGAAGAAGTAGCAACTTGTTGAGTTGTTAAAGAACTATAAGGAGTTGTACTTCCAGAATAGTAAACTGGAGCTGCATATAAGTTATTAAATGGTTCAAAAGTTCCCCCAGTACCACCTTGATAAGTATAAATTGATGAACCACTAACTAAATTATATTGTGGGTAATCATTTGAACCTGTATTATAATCTCTTGAGGTTGGTTTTATCGACCCAGATAATGTTTCATCTGTATAAGAAGCAGAAGGTGGGGCATATCTATTTCTTTCTAATAAATTTTGTTTAATTACTACACCTGAACTTAAAGTTGTTCTTGCGGGTGTAAAATCTTCTATCATTTTAAATAATGAATTATCGAAGAATTTAATTAACCTTATAAAATCATTAATATCATAACTGTTAATATATTTAAGGAAATAAGCATCTCTTAAAGAATCTAAAGTTGGATAATTATAAGGATTTAAATCTTTTTCTGGGGTACTAGAAGCTGGTTGGGCATAAGGATAAGAAGAACCTGAAGCATACTCACCGGCTAATCTGTTTTGCATTACTTGTCTTGGATCACCAATATAATCTCCTAAATTATAAGCACCAATTTGAGCTATAATATCATCATTAATTTGATCTTGTGGTGAAAATGCTACTTCTAAATAATTTATATTAGGTTCACTTCCACTTATGTATGGTGATTGTGAAACTTTTCTAAATGGTGATAATGTTGAACCTGAAGGTATTACATTATTAGCAATTTGGATTTTATCACTAACTCTATTTTTTATACCTCCGGGTGTTTGATTTAATAATATTTCTTCTTTATTGTTATAAAATTTTGTACCATCACTTAAATAATAATCACTTCCTCCAGTCTTAAATGATTGAGTTGTTGCCCATGAACCTGTTACTCTTGGATGTATAGAAGTTCTACTACTTGTGTTTAATTCAGAACCTAATGGGGCTCTAAATACCAATGTATTTTCAGCACTATTTACTGTATTACCTTCAGTTGAATAAGGGTTAACAACATAGTCTAAAAACTTACTTTCACTAATTTCTTGATTCCAATATCTAATTTCTTGTATTGAAGCTGTTAATGGGTTATGATCTTGCCCCCCAATATTAATACCTCTACCTTCAACTGATGGAAATGAAGAAGTAACTACACTATTCCATCTTGCACTAACAATACCAGTAACTGAATTGGAAGATGAATATTGTAACTTTCCATTAAGTTTATTTCCAACAAATAAGGAAGCAGTAGTATCAGTAACAGAAGCTTGAACCGACCACCAATCATTATTAAAGAATGGTACTTGAACACTTGCACTAACTGTTAAATCTGAAGTTCCTTCAGGATAGAATCTCATTGTAGCAAATTGATTCGAAGCACTAACAACGGAACCAGAATAAGAACCTGTTGCAAGACCTGAACCTGTATATTCTAAAGTAATTAAAGCCGTTGAATTGTTACCAGCCCAAACATTTTGGTATAATGAAGCTGTTGGTACTGAAATTGTTTTAAATCTAAACTGTAAAGTTCTTGGTGTTACAATACCTGAAGCAGGTCTAAAACTAGAAGACATTTCAAACGAAGAACTAAAATAAGTACTTCTATCTAATAAATAAGCATTATTAAACTGATTTTGTTTTAAATCCCAATCTTTAGTTGAAACTCTATCTTTACCACCAAATTCATTAATTCTTAAAATTGTATCTGGAATACCATAAGAAGTAATTAAAGCTCTTAAACCAGTAATTGTTCCCTTAGTTTTAAGTAAATAAGGAATATTATGGTAGATACGTTTATATAACTGCTTATTAACATCATCTAATGGGACTATGTCATCTGAAGCTGATATTTTAGTATCTACGTATTCAAACCCAGAAGCTGCGGGATATGATGATGTGATATTGCTTAGAGGGAATGTACTTCCTGATGGGGTTAGTCCTAAAAAGGCTGTATAAAGATCGTCAGTATTAAAGTTATTAGCATATAATTTAACTCCAAAACTTTTAATAGCATCTGCTACTAAATCTTTTGAAATACCATAATTTAATCTATTATCGCCATCAAATCTATTAGTTAAATCTTTTGTATAAGTCCAAATGTTATCATAATGTTGACCAACCATATCAACAAATAATTCATATCTTGCATTATTAGGATCAGATCTTAAATATTCTGGTATTGCATAATATAATGAATTATTATTTTCATCATCATAATTTGATGCTGATATTGCTTGTTGTGTTTCCCAGTCCCTAGCTGTTACACTACTTGTTGGGGCTAAAACATAAGGTGGGGTTGAAGTTATTTTTGGATATGAATGTTTTGAACCACTATTAAAATATAAGAAATATTCATAACCATCAAAATTAGTTATAATATCATTTATTTTAGCTTCCTCTACAGCCTTACTTGAACTATAAACATAAGACCCTGTTGTTGAACCCTCTACTGCCCCAAATGAAGCAGATAAAACAGCACTTGAGGATTGAATTAAACCAACTTTATAAACAAAATTTTCTAATCTAGTTTTTGCAGTTGAAAAATTAACAAATTGACTATAATCCTCATAATCAATGTTAATATTAATTTCTTTTCTATCTAATAAACTTTTTATTTGACTTACAGAACTTGTAACATCAGAATTTATTAAGGTGTTATAGCTAAAAATTTCACTTGATTCACCAGTTTCATTTTTAATATTTAAACTATAATTAGGTCCTGCTATATAATTTAAATTTTCACTATCAAGATTAATTTGGGGAAATATTACATTATATGCTTGTGGAGTTGATATTTCTTCTACAACCCAAAGTGTTGATTTAACTTGAAAATTATTAGGAAGTGGTTCATATAATTTAACTAATAATGAAGCATCTTCTTCTGATTGTGTATCAAGTTGTAAATTATTAGCAATAACTTGTTGATCATTACCAAAATTAAGTAAAAAATCAACAAAATAATCAGCTTCCTCTCTTTGTGTAATAAATTCTAAACTTGAACTTACTACTACATCATTTGGAATAGAAGTTGTTTTTAATCTTAATTCAGTTCTATCTGAACTTATTTCACTAATATAATAGTTTATTGTTATTCCTGAACCTAATTTAGTTCTATAAAAATTATAAGTTGTGTAATAACTACCTTGTACATAGCCAATTTCTTCTAAATCTTTATCTGGATAAAGTAATGTATCACCCTGAATAACTTTAAAAGATGTTACTTCTGCTGCCTTAACTGGTGGGGTTGGGTATAATTGATTTCTATTCTCATCATAAGCATAAAATTCAATATAATCAGTTGAACTTGAAAATACAGTATCAAGAACGGAAGCAGAAATCAATTGATTATCTTCGGCAGAGTAATTTTGATAATCAAAAGTACCTGGTAATACTGGTAATATTTGTAATTGTTCAGCCATTAGTAACTACCACCTCCTCCTCCGGTTGCCATTGGAGAACTACCTCCTGGTATTATTGTGTTTGTATTATTAGTTGTTGTTCCATCTACTGCTGCTACTTCACCATTTTCATTTAATATAAGATTAGCTTCATTTCTAATAGCATCACCAATTTCTTTATTTCCTGTTACCTCATCAGCATCAGATGCAACACTTTCTATTTGTAATTGTAATAATTCTTCTCTCAATCCTGTTATTTCTTGTCTTAATGCTTCAATTTCCTCATTATCTTGATCAAATCCAACATATTCACCACTTGTTTTTGCTAAATATTCATGAGAATTTGTTTCACCCTCTACGGGTATATCATAAAAAAGATCATTGTAATATCCAAAGAATTGTTCAACTGTTATTTCATTTTCTTCTTCTTCAGCAATAGTTGAAACACCTAATTGAGTAAAATTAGTATTGATAATTTTAGTGTATTCTGATTTTGAATATACTTTTCGCAATAAATCTATTCTTTCTGATTTTGCCATAATTATCCGTTTACAACTTTAAAGTAATAATCTTCATCTAAAATAATTGTATTACCAGCAATATTAGTTTTAACTAGTATTTTATAATTTCTTTCAGGTTCTAATCCATTCATATATACTTTAAAGTAGCTTCCGGTTGCATCACAACTTATTTGAGTAAAATCGTTATCAAATTCAACAACATATTCATTGGTTGCTAAATCTTTTATAGCGTAATAAGATTCAGATGGTAAAGCATGGTTTGTAGTATATAACGAAGAAGTTTTATATGTTCTTGCTGGAAATTCAGGTCTACAATTTAATCTAAAATTATTAATACTTTGACTATAAAAAGTTCCTAAATTATTATCCAAGGAAACATATAAATCTGGGGTATTAATAACTTCTAGGCTTCCAGTATTATAAACAAAATCTCTCCATTTTATTTCTAAAGCAGGAGGATAAATTGTATTTGTATCAACTGAATAGAATTTTAACCAGGGTTGAATAGCATCTGAAGAATTAAATTCTTCACTACTACCCCATCTTAATAAGAAACCTTCATTTTCCTGATCTATTAAACCTGAGTTAAGTCCTTTTGAAGATGAATACCACATTTTAACAATATTAGTAACATCAGCATTTAAATCTTTAGTACTTCTTAAATTAAAATTTTGTGAACCAGTAATTTCGTTTAAGCCAGCATAACCACTAGCGGTTGTAAACCAGTTAGCACCACCAGCATTTGAATTACCAACCCAAGAACCAGTTGAATTAGAAGGAAAACCACCAGTTCTCCATTTTCTTGAACCAGAATAATTTGCGTAAACCCAACTTGCTCCGTTAGTTACTTGTTCATTATCAAGATATTGACCCGAACCATTATTCCAAGAACCTGAAACAGCATAAATTTTTAAATTAGAATCCATTATTATTCCTGTAGCTTTAGCTATATAAGCTTTTAAACTCGCAGAAATATTTAAACTACCAGTAATTTGATTATCAACAACATTTTCAATTTCTGATTGATCAAATTTAATAATTGATCTAGCTACTCTTGGAGTATCTCCAGAAGAAGTTACTTCATTTTTAACCTCTAAAATAGCATCTAATCCTGTATTCATAGCAGGATAAGCACTATAAAGTGTTGCGTCTTGAGAAGGAAATAATTTATATACTGCCATAATTTTATATTGCTACTACTTGTCCTTTAATATCACTATTTGGATATTTTATTTCAAATATACTTGGATCTAATGAAGGAAATATTGTCCCATTTTGGGTTGCACCTTCAATATCATAAGCATATTGTGAATATCCTTTTGAAACACCAACTAAATTACTAAATTTAACTTTTTTAACAGTTTGTACACCTTCAATTTCATCTAATAAAACTGAAATAGGATTTAATAAAATTGGTTGATTTATTTGCCATCTATCTGTAGCAAAATAATTTTGTAATGCTACAATACATCTTTCAATTACTTGATTATTATTATAATTTGGTAAAGTAATTATTTGAAAATCAATACCAATATTAATAATAAAAGCATCTTTTATACTTAACGTATCACCAATCATTCTAGATTGATTTAAATAAGTTTTTAAATTTTCTTTTAAAGCAGTTGAAGCAGGAGATAATTTACCATTAATATCTTGACCTAAAACAAAAATATCTAAAGTTGTATTAGCACTAGTTGCATCAGGTTTTTGTGTTATTGCCTTTGAAATTGTACCAAATTTAGAAGGCATACTTAATGTTCTAACTAAATAATCATCAGCAGTAACATTTCTTTGTTGAGAACCAAAATTTGAAACAATATTATTTCTTATTTCTTCAATAGTATCTCCATCTGAACCACCACTAGCTGCTATTGGGTTATTTGTTGCTATTGAATCAAAAACTGTACTTGCAAGTGTTGGATTTAATCCTCCATTAATAAATTGAATTGTATTTGTATTAGGATTAGTTAAAGTATTAGCTAAAATATTTGCACTAACTCCACCACCTGTATAGTATCTAACTGTTAATGTAGTATTTGTAGGGGCAACACCATAAGTATTTGTAAATATAAAATTAGTGGGTGAATAAGCCGCCATTAATTTATTTTGTTGGAAAGGTAAACCTACACCAACATTAAAAGAATTTGGAATAATTTCTTCGGTTGTATCACTAGGATTACCTGAACCAAATTGAATTTGAAGGGTTGTTTCGTTTAAAAATCTTGTAGCAAATCTATTTTGTACTTGTTTTGTTTTTAAAATATAAGGTGTATCACTTCCACTAACATAATTATTTGGGTCATTAATATTAGTATTTTTAATATTATCATAAACTAAATCTTGACCTAAATAATCAACTTCATACCAAATATTACCATCTGAATCAACAATATCTAAAATTCCAGCAATATTTGTTGCGGAAATGTTTACTGTTGGAAAAGCTTGAGGAGCACCAAAAGTAAATTGAGTTGAATTAATTGTACCAGAAAAACCTCTTGCTGTTTTCTTTAAAAGATATTGTGAAGGATTTCCACTTGTTATTTGGGCAATTGAAACTGAAGTTGGATTATCAGAACTTGATACTGAAAAGTCTATTGGTTCTTCAATTGTAAAAGTAGTTGGTGTACCAGCTCTTGTACTTACTTGAGTATTTGCGTTAACATAAAGTGCATAATCGTAATCTGGTACATATTGACTTGCTGAAACTTTTGAAGGTACAATTTGGTAAAAATCAATGTCTGTAGTAGCTAAAGATGTTACAGTTGGTTTATAACCAAACATGTAAGCCATATCAAATAGGTTATTACTTTGTCTTGCAAATTGAACAAAATTTTCTTGAATTTGATTATCTAAATAAAATGATAAAACATCTCCAACATAAGCAGCTTGTTCTATAAACATCATACCAGGTGATGTTTCTGTAAAATCAGTGTAAGTTGAAGGGAAATAAGTTTTAGAGTAATTAATTAATTGAGCTCTATACTCACTAAAATCCTTATTAATATAATTTATATTTCTTCTAATAGCCATTATTGAAAGCTTAAATTTAATTCATCTTCTATACCTGTATTAGCCACAGCATAATTAATATTAACTACAACCTCATTATAATCTTGGTTACCAACAACACTTACTTTATCTACTATTACATCAGGAAAAAATGTTTGTAATTTTTGTCCTATATCTTCTTTTAAAAAATCTAAATTTTCTTCCGCTAATTGTTGAAAAATAAATCCTCTTAAACCTCCTCCAAAAGTAGGGTTACCAGGTCTTTCACCTGGATTTGTTAAAAAATAATTGACTAGATTATTCTTTATTGCTTCTCTAGTTGAATAATTTGGAGTAAATACCCCACCCGCACTAAACGGAATATCAACACCAACACCAACTCTTGGTCTTGTGTCATTAGGGAATTTTTTTATTGCTCCAAATGCCATTTTTATCCTTTACTATTCATAAAACCCATAATTTGATCCATACTAACATTTCCTTCAGGTAAACTACCATTTGGAGAAGTTGTATCTATAGTACCACCTACTTGTAAAGGCATATCTGCCGTTGTAGCTTTAATTGTACCATCTGTACCTGGCATCATCCCATTTAAAACATTCATATAGTTTTCTCTAATTTCCTGTTTAGATTTTTTATCTAAAGGTTTAGATTCAGGGGTTGAAATTACAGGGGTTTGTTTACTAGATCTGACAGCTTCTAAAAGAATATCTTTCATTTCTTCTTGAATTGCTTCTTTTACAGCGTCTTTTACTATGTTTTTTAGTTGACTTAACTTCATTTTCAAAAAATTTGTTTATTATAAATATTATATACTTAAGCTTTTAAATTATTACTTGTAATATAAAAAGCTAATTCATCAATTAAGATTTGATCCGTTGCACTAAATGAAGGTTCTCCTCTTAATACAATAATTCCTTTAGAATCTTTAGCAACCGCTCTTCTTCTATCTAATGTACCAACTTTAAATTTTGGATCAGTCATAACATCCATTGTAAAACCATTTACAATTTTTATAACTGGTGCTTCATCTTCCTCTGCTTGTTGGTTAGAAAGAGCAACAAGTTCTGCGCTTAAAGCTAATTGGGTTACTTCAACATCACCTAATTCTTCAAGACATTGTTGTGTTTTTTCATCTGCAATTTTTAATAATGCTAAAACCTGTGTTAGTAAAGCTCTTAATAAAATTAGGGCTGTTAAAACAATACCACCAATTTTTGCAAATATTTTTAATTTACCTTTTATATTTTCATACTTGTCATCTAATCTAAGTAATCTACCATAGGAAGCAGATAAAATAACCCCACCATAAGGTCCTGGTGGTGTACCAATTGTACTAGGTATAGGAAGACGTTTAAATATATTAATAATTAACTGAAATATTTTAAGTAAACCAAGTGCAATACCAATAGCTTTTGTTGCTGTATCTATTATTTTAAATAGATTATTTAATTGTTTAACTACCTTATTTCTTTTTCTTACTTGTTGAAGTAATTTAGCTCTTGAGGGACAAGTAGTTTTTGTATTTTGAAAATTTTTCTTTCCATTCAACCAATTTTGAACTTGTGCAATACCAAAAACCGCTAATATTCCAATAACATAAGGAATTAATCTGTTAGAAACAGTATCAACAGCTTTCATAATTGCTTTTTGGGGTGTAGGTAAAGGTCTTGTACCTCCAGCTTGTATTTTTTTAGCTGTTTTTGTATCTACAGTTCCTGTTTGTGCAACATCTTTTTCTACTGCTTTTTCTATTGTTTCAAGTTTTACAACATTAAGTACTCTTTTTATAGTATTATCTTGTTTATATGGTGTTCTAGATTGAGGATTATATTTTGGAAAATTATAATCAATATTAGGGAATTCATTAGCTTTATATCCTATAATAGTTTTTTCTTCAATTACTCCATCATCATAATCAAAAATTTTATCATAAAGTAGGGCAATTGCATTTTCTTTTCTTTCTCTTATTAATAAACCAATACTACTTCTTAACCTAGTTGTTTTTTTATCTGTAACAACATTAAATACTTGTCCCTTATATTTGTAACTAATGCTATAACCAACTCTTATTTCATCATCAAAAGTTGTAACTGTTTCTTTATTTAATAAAATATTATCTCTAATATAATCTTTTGATTCATCCCAATACCAATCAGTTTTAATTATATCAGTTATAGGAACAACCTCAATTTTAAAAGTTAAAGTATAACCACCAGAAGGATCTGTTTTAGTACTATAATTTCCTTGTGAAGTATTAATACTAACATCAACGCCTTGTAAAGCATCAGAATTACCCTGTTGAGCAACTTTACCCGTAACTGAATACTCTCTTATCTCTGTATTTTCTGATGTTGGGGTTAAAGACATTTTATATAGTTTTACTTACTTTAGATACTAATGATCCTTTTTTTACTACTTGTTGTATTTTAGTTATTTGAGATTGAACAGTTGAAGCAATAGGAGGAATAGATGGACTTGGTACTGGAGCACCGCCTGGCCAATCTAAAGAACTTTGTAGTGCAACTGCTAAATTAGAAATATTTTGTAATAAAATATCAAATTGAGTCATAAAATCATCTCCTAAAACTAAAGATTGTTCTGCTTCTAGATCACCTAAATTAATCTTTGGTGCAACTATTGTAACTGCATTTGTTGCATCTAAACCAATTTCTTCATTTGAATTTAATAAAATAGATTTTTGAGAAGATAATAGTATACTATCAATGTTTGTATTAAATACAAGTCTACCTGAATTTAGTATTACTTGGTTTGAAACATATTGTTCAGGCTCTTCAGGTTTATTTTTTATTGAATCTGTAGTAAATTTTGAAATTTCTATAGGTATTTTTTGATTTGAAGTTAAATAAATTGAACTTAAATCTTTATTTATATCTTCAGTTGTTGGAACCCAACCAGGGGGTTCTAAATCAGGATCTTGTCCATTACGAATAATAGAAATTGGATTTCCATCTTCACCTTCTTCGGACCAATTATTTTTAATACTACCATCAATTTTAGAGGTATTACCTAATCTAATTGAATTACCAAATCTTCCTTCTAAAATGTTATCTCCAGCAAAAGGTAATATTGGGTGAATATTCCCATTTTCAATAAATGTACCACCACTAGCCCCATTTAAATCAATTTCACTTGATTCATCACTAACTTTTCTTGTATTACCTGCTTCAATTTGTTGGTAATCTGATTTTTGTGAATCACTATTTTGACTAACTAAAGGATTTGGATAAGCATTTTGTTCTGGGTGGTTCCAAATTGATAAGGGTGTAAAATAGTAATAGGTTGTTGCTCCACTTATATTTGCTATTGAAGATTTATTTGGGAGTTTTATTAGTAAAACAATTTCATTTACTAAAGGATAATTTTTTATTTGAGGAAATAAAGGTTTAGCTAAATTAAGTTTTGAAGAACTTATTGATTCATCAGAAGTAGGACTATCAACAACTTGAAATTGAATAGTTCCTATACCTTGCCATTCACCTGTTTGACTATATAAAGTTGAATCACTATTTAAGGAAATATCAATAACACGAGCTGCAACAACTTTATCTTTTAAAGAATCAAGTGCTCCATCTACACGTCTAATTGATTTTTGTACAAAATTACTAAGAAAGGATAAACCTCTATTTACTGCCATCTTTACTTTCTTTGGATTTGAAACTATTGTTTAATTCATCCAATTGTGCCATTAATTCCTCTTTTTCAGCTTCTGTAATACCTAATGCATCTTCGCCATTACTACTATTAAGCGCACGTTGTACTATAGTAGCCATTTTAATTAATTGTTCATCGTTACGGACACCAATTTCTAAATAATCTTTTATTAATGGGACGATTAAAGTTGCATCACCAATATCAGAAACTAATGGTTTTAATTCTGAAATTAATCCACTTATTTGTGTTTCTTTTTTCTTTTGGTTTTGGTAAATTTCACCCAAAATATCGGAGAATTTTTTCTTTCCAAATACTATGTTATCTAAATTTGCCATAATGTTTTGGTTATAAATATTATACCAATAAATTTATTGGAATCTAGTGTAACCGTGTTCTAAGAAATGTATATAATTACTTTTAAAGATATCATAAAGTTTATCGGCTATCTTAGTAATTTTTGGCGTTTTAACTTCTACCATTTCACGAATGTAAATGTAAAGTGCTTTTTTATTAAATACTTCTAATACTTCTCTTTTTCTAAATAATTCTAAAATTGCATCCGCTATTTGAGCATCATTTTTTTTAGGAAATAATTCAAGTATATTTTCTGTAGTATAATCAACAAATAAATCAATATATTCACTCAATTCATCTTTTTTCTTATTGTAATTATCTACATTATTCCAAACATATGTTGAATTTTCTTTTAATAAAGTATCAGTAGGTACTTTTTTTATTTTTTTATTATAATTTTTAGTATTATATAATATTAACCATCTTTTTACAATTGTACCAAAATAAGAATAAGCTTTAGCTCCTTTACTCGGATCAAATAAATGCATTTTGGTTAATAGGAAAGTTATAATTTCATGTTGTAAATGTTCTAAATTATTTACCTCAGTATGGTAAAATTTAAACGTATGAATTATATTTTCTGTTAACTTAAAAAACGCGTAATGGATTCGCGCTTCATAAATTTTAGATCTTATTTCAGAATCAGAAGTATTATTATATAATACAATAGCATCTTCTGTATCTTGAGTAAAATAATTTTTACTCTTTTTTCTTCTTTTTCTTGCCATTAGTCGACTTTAAATCTTGATACATCATCTTGTAACCTTTTTACTTGTTTAAAAAACCAACCAATTTCATCATCACTCTTAAAAATACCTTTAGCGTCTATTTCTTTTAAACGAGTTTCAGTATTTTCTATCTGTTTACTATACTCTGATATGAATCTATCATATCTAATGACTACGTCCTCAATCTTTTCTACTTTACGCATTAAATTAAATGTTGTATAAACAAATACAACAATAATTAAACTTAAAAAACCAATTATAAATTCTAAAATCATCTTATAAATTATCTAACATATTTTTTAAACCTTCACTTTTTACAGTGTTTAACGCTCTATTTTTAGTAGATGTTTTTTTGTTATTAGATAATGTAGGTACCTTTTTTTGCCCCTCCAAATTATCTTGAGAAAATTTTGGTAACCACTCCATTTCAAATTCTAATCTAGCAGCCATTAAATCAGCTTGGTGTAAAATAAATGGTAAAGAAGTACGTGGTTTTTGTTCTGGCATGTAGGCAAATAAATATTTTTTATTAGCTTCATCATATAAACCATCATGTGTTTTAATAGCTAACATTTCATTAAAAGTAACCTGAATGTCGTGTTGTTGTAGTAAAAATAAACTTCTATCTGGGACAGAACAGTAAGGTACTTTTTTATTAAACATATAATCCTCACCTAATTTATCTTTTCTCCACTGATCAGTTTGAGGGATATAAGCTTCATTATCTTTATCTCCCATTTTACCTAAATCATGGTTTATAGCAGAAAATACTAATTCTTCTTTTGTAAATGTAGTCATATCACAACCTAAATTTTCCCAAATAGGTAATAATTGTAAAGCAGCATCAACTACTCTATTTACATGATAAACATAACCACCTGGAAAAGCTGAATGGTATTCTTTTTTATGTGCCGCTGGCATTAGAATAATTCTATCTTCATATCTCTGATAGAATTTATAAAGTTGATCACCTCTATTTCCTGAGATGTGTGTTTTGATGTTGTTAAGGAATACTTCCCAATTTGATTGAATCTGTTCTGCTGTTAGTTTCATAACTTATTTATTTTAATTATTAATGTTTTTCCTTCCCCCCGTGTTACGCCTTGTTTCTCATCCCATTTTTTAAACAACCCGTGTTTCCAAGGTATATAAAATAGATTGGGGAGGCACGGAATTTTAAACTTCTTTTTTTAAATTGATTATTTTAAGTAAAAACGCACATCTTTCATATTGTTCAATTTCTGGATCTGAAAAATATTCAAGTGCTGATTCTAATGCTTGTAAGAATGGATCTCTTTTAAATTCAATAATAGCTTTTAAATCATTTTCGTTGTCAATATCTATTTTTCTAATATAATGCCAAGCTCTATTGTACACAGTAAAGTCAGAAGCTCTTTTAGTATCTTCAATATCATAGTTAGGTTGTTCTTTTGATAAGAATTGTTGTAATTTTTGGTGAAATACCCAATTATTTACTATAAGTTTTGTAAACATTCCAATTTTGGCAAATGGTTTTTCTAAAAAATCTTTTTCAAGATTAATTAACACCTGAGCATCTTCTTTTTCCTCAGGACTTCCAAAAAGTTGAAATAATTTATTTTTATCTATCATCTTTTACCACCATAATATTTCCAAGCATGACCTTCTTTTACTAATGTTTTATTAACATTTACATCACCAACATGTAAAGTACCTAAACATCTTCCAAATTTGCCAACTCCATGAGATTCTAAAATAAATTTTTCTTCTTCTAGTAATTCTTCTAATCTAATTTTAGCAGCTAATCCTTTAGCTTTTTCTTCTAAATCCCTAGTCCTGGATTCTGGGGCATTAATACCCATCATTCTGATTCTTACTTTTTTGAAAGTACTAAATCCTAAATCTACAAGAGCATCAACAGTATCGCCATCAACTACTCTAATTACTTTAGCATTATATTTAAACATGATGATTATTTAATTATAAATATTAAATTAATCTTCATTTTTTGCCAAGAATTTGGCCTTGTGTATAGCTTTTAATTTTTCCTTACGTTTAAGAGCTGAGGGTTTAATAAATTCCTTCCTTTTTCTGATTTCTTTAATAACACCAGTATCTCTAAATTTACGTTTGAAACGTTTTAAAGCTTGGTTAATATTTTCGTTTTTCCTTATTTTTACAATTAACATATTATTCTGATTCGTTAGCCCATTGATTATCTAATTCAGTAGAATCAGGAACCTCAATATATTCCTTTAATTTATCTTCTACATCTTCAATTTCTTTCTCAATGTCTACTTTAATCTGTTGTAATTTGTCATATTCTTCCTTAATTGGAAGTCTTTTAGGATTATCTGGATGGTAACTCCAAAGCTCCTCTGAAATAGTAACAGTAGCCATTAAATCATTTATTAATTCTACTTTTTGTTTTTCTAATTCTATTTTACTCATTATTATTATCAATTTTAGTTATACTTAATCTTTTTTTCATATATCTATGGTTTGTTGCTAACTCAATTTCTAAATTAGCATAAGTAGAGGCTTCAATTATAATTTCTCTTTGAACTATTCTATCCCCTATTTTTTTACCATTTTTACATCTTTTGGCTTCACCAACAAGATATTCAATTTTATATTTTGCCATTAGTGTACTATTATATTGAACATTTCTTCAGTTACTACATTTTCACCTACATCTATATTATAAGTGGTTTTAGTAAATATTTTTAATGTATCCCCAACCATAGTATTATCTAAATAAAACTGTTGTCTGGGGTTATAATTATATCTACTATTTGTACCTAATAAAGTTATTGCATAAGGACATTCCCAACAAAAATTCTTTTGTATTTGATATCCTGCTATATTTAATGGAGGTTGAATCTGGGCTAAATCAGTAAGTGTATATTCTAAATTACCTACAGGTACAGGATTATTATATCCTCCCCCAGTAAACCAACTTAAAACTGAATAAGTAGGTACAGTAAAAGTAATACTATCAAAAGCAATCCAATAATCAGAATCATATTCAGTCATAATTAAAGGAACATCATTAATAACATAATGATCAGCTAATTCATCTAACTCACCTCTAATAGTAAAATATTTTGGCCCATAAAATTCAATATGCCAATAACCGTTTGCATCTTGATATGCATTGGGTTGAACTAATTCATCAATATAAAATCTTGAATTACAATCCCCATCTAAACATGGATAGGGAGCGATCTCCTCCTTACTACAACTAGCAAGGAGAAAACCAAAACCTAATATTAATAAAAACCTATTCATTATGCTTGTGCATATTCAAGTGCAATATCAAACATTTTACTATTCAGATCCATATCTTGTTTAAAGTTTTTAATCTGTCTAGCTTTTCTATGCTTAGTACCTATTGTATAATCAAAATCACCTTCAATAATTTTTTCTTGGATTACATTAAATACACTCCATAAATCATCACCTTTATCTTCAGGTCTAACTGGAGTAATAAACTCATCCATATCAATAGTAATTCTTTTTAATTCATCCTCTGGGAATCTAACTGCAAGCATATCCTTAGCAAATTTAAGAATTGACTTTTGCTCCATTTTAGTATCAATCATTTTATTCATTGATTCTACTGTTAATGGTAACCTCTCAGTCATTTCAGTAACTTGTTTTTGTAATTCTTCAAAATCATATCCCATATGTCTAATTGCTACTTTTTCAAATTCATTAGTAGAAACAACTAAACCATTTTCACAAACCATTCTAAATAAACCAGCAGTAAAGGTAAATGCATTTTTACCATCATGTGAATTAGTTAATAATATTTGTGGAAAAACAGTATCAATTGGGTTTTTCTTTGCGAATGTACCATCAGTTCTTCTATAACCTGTAGGAGAAGTAATTGATTCTCTAATATCATTAGGCATCTGATTAATTACAATATCTGGATTTCTAAATACTACAAGGTGTTTTTGGAAACCTCTAGTACCTTTTGTTCTAGCATTAACTTCTTTAGCATCAATAACTTTCCATCCTAATAAATCCATATCATCAATTAATTTATCAGTTGGAATGTGTGAATATTTCTTTGATACCTCAGGAGAAGGCTTAGTTGAGAAAATACTTGGAGCGATTTCTCTTAACTCATCTTTACTCTTATAATTTGTACTTTGTAAATCTAACATAACTTTTATTTTTTTTTAATTATTAATATACCGTAAATATACGAAAGGGAGCCTGTACAGCCAAGCTCCCTGCGCATTACTTTTTATTTTCTTACAAGTAAACTTGGTGAAACTGTATATATTCCTCCAACTCTACCATTACCAACATCACTAGCTTGAACTTTAATATTCTTATTATTAATTTTAATAACTCTAAAATTTTGATTAGGATCTATTTTCTTATGATCTATACCAACAATATCTCCAATACTAAATGACATTTTAGCAGAATACTGTAATTCTGATCTACGAATAGAAACAGCATCTCTAATTTTATTAATTTCTGATTGATCTGAATTTTTAATGAATTCTAACACTTGATCTAAATTTGACATAACCTTTATTATTTTTAATTATTTATGCTATAAATATACGAACAGTATCCTGGGGAGCCAAGTTTCCTGTGCATTACTTTTAAAGCGTCATATTAACGTCATATTAACTAATCTGAACACCAATATTACCTGTACTTCTTAACATTGAAGAACTTACGGCAACATTTACTGCGGGAGTAAATTTATAGGATACAGCTGTTGGGGAAGTTTTATGTACAACTATTGATGATTTATAATCATCTTTAATTAACCCATCTGAAGGGATATTAACTAAAGTAGCATACGAACCTGAAGCGTTTTTTTCTTGACCAGCATAAGAACCAGTAGCATTTCTAACAGTTTCTACTGTAAAATAACCTGACCCACTTAAACCTGTAGGTACTACCATTACAAAAGTGTATTGTGTGTTTTTTGTAAGTGCTGGGATTGGTTGCCCTGCTCCTCTTAATTGTGCTCCAGAATAATTAGGCATAAAATATTTTATTATAAATATTATATATTGTAAGTAAATTGATAACCAGAAAAAGAAGCATTAAATTTAGGTATTCTATAATTTTTTAATTCGACTTCAGGTTCAGGTAAAGTATTTCCTAATACAAAAGATTTTGATGTCCAAATACCATCACCCGCTGTATGGGAAGTATAATCCTCAACATCTTCTTCTGTCATATCAACAAATGGTAAATAATTTTCATTTTGTTTTCTTACCCACCTTACTTGTTCAAATTGATTCATTCTAGGTGCGTAAATATCAAAAGGTAAATGTTCAAGATAAACATCTAAAGCTTTACTTACAGGTAATTGATTTTTATATAACCATTGAGCCCCTTTTCTATTTAAAATATAGGCATGAGCCGCCCATTGATTAGGCATAAAACGTCTATATGCCCCCCAAGTTGAATTTCCATGTAATGGTCTATAATCTCTATCATCAACTAATTTGATTCTTTTATTATATTTACCGAGAAAAATACAACCCCAATTTTTTTCTTCAATTCCATCTCTTATTTCTTCAATTGTTTCATAATTAAATACTGAGGTTTTAACTATATCATCTTCAAAAAAACAAGCTGTTTCATCTCCACTATCTAAAAATTGTTTCCAAGCCATTCTATGAGATAAAGCACAACAAATAATTCCAACAGTCCACCAACCATTAGGATCAACAACAACAGGAGCTAAATTTTCTTTAATAAATTCTTTATCATGTTGATATACTTGTCCATCAAGAGCAGTAACAACAGTTGTATTTTCAGTACCTAATAATTCTAAGGTTCTATCTCTTCTATGTTTATGTCTTTCTAAATTAATGACATAATTTCTTCCAAATCCTAAATTCATATTGATTTACTTAATTCTTCTTCCATTTCATCATCCATAAAAGCAGCCCATTTACCTTTGGGGCAGGATGAAGACATAGATCTTATTTTTAAAGCTAATATACAACCACAATCTGCACAACAAGGAGCTGTACCAGGCATTGCACAATGATCTCCTTTTCTATCTATAAATTCACATCTATCACAAATTGACCATCTTATATCAGCAATTTGCTCAACATCATCTTTAGTGAATACTTTATTTTTAATCCCTTCCGCTATCGCAGGTAGATTACCAAATGCATTTATTAATTTATTTAGTCTACTCATACTATTTTCATTAACCAACTTTCATCTCCAAAATGGAAAACTTCTTTACCATATGATTTAATTAAACCCTCTACACCTGGCCAATTATAATCATGACCCGCAATAAAAGAACTATCTTTTAATTTAGGTAGATATAAATCTATATCACTCCTTATATCTTCTATTTTATGACTTCCATCAATGTAAATAAAGTCTATACTTTTATCTTCAAATTTATCAACAACATTATAACTATAATCACTAATTAATTCAACTTCGGTTTCTCCTAATTCTTTTCCATTACCATTAAACCATTTTGTATTTTGCCAAAAGTCTGCTTGAACATCTGTCCATATTTTATTATTTATTTCATTCATTCCTTCTTCACCTTCAAAAGGATCAATACAATATATTTTATCAAAGGCTAAAGAAGAGGCAAATAATAAAGTAGATTCACCACTATAAGAACCAATTTCAATCATTTTAGTATTTTCTCTATAAGGGAAAGAAAAATGATGAGCAACAGCACCAATCATATCAATTAAACCAAAAAAGTATCTATTAATTCTAGTTTTTTGATTATCCATAACAGTAGGATTCCATTCTATTGGAGGATTAAAACGTGTACTTTTCATAAACTTAAATTTATCATAAATATTACTTCAAACCAAACTCTGTCTCTCTTATACAATACATCATCCAGCTATACATATATACTATATAACCATAAGATACACAAAATTATTTGGATTGGCAAGGGGTCTTTAGTATATTGTCGTTATGCAGAATCAGTATATACACTTGAAAACGGACAATCTTGAGACCATCGTTGAAAACGAAAAGAAGGTCATAGTAATGTTTGGTTCAAGATTTTGTGGTTGGTGTAGAATTATTTTAGAAAAATACCTAAATAGTTTGGCTTCCCAAAATAGTGATAGTATATTTGTGTATATAGAAGCAGAAGATCAAATGGGAAGGTGGATATATCCAAAGTCCATGGGATTACTACCTAAAGAACCCGATCAATGGCCTTGGTGGGCATGCTTTAAAGATGGTAAATGTATTGATACCATCTCCACATCGGCAGTGTGGGATATAAATAAATGGTTAAATAATTTATAATATTATGGAATTAATTATTTTTTATGGTTTTGGAGTTATCTCCGTTAGTATTGCTTGGTTGCTATATAAGGGTGATAAAATAAGCAAACAGAATGATCACATGCTGAGTCGGCTACAACATCACCTAAATATTTCATCTCTCCGAGAAGCAGATTATAAAGAAAAGCTGGAGGGGATAGAGGCGTATATTGGTGATATTAATTCAGATATGAAGAAAGATTCGTATAATTCAGTATCTAAACAGAATAGGAAGCTGAATGAATTAAACAAGGAGCTAGACAGGTTAAAGGAAGTGTTTAGTATGGAGCAAGTTAAATGTGATACGCATTTTAAATCGGTGGAAGCTTCTATTAAAAGAACTAGTGATACGTTGGATGCTTTGAGGAATGATCCTAACTTGTTATCTAGATATTAGTATATACTTGGTATATCGCAACCTCTTTTTAAAAGCTCTCTTTTGATGATGTTGCGTTTTCTAGGCAAAGATTTATAAAGTTTCTGTAATTCGTCTGTGGGGGTTCCTGAAACAGTATAATGTTTCCACGTCCACTGATTAGTCATACGATTATTCCTATCTCTCTTATATTCTTTAGTACTAGGTTTTAACTTGCTTGGCATTTAAATTGTTCTGAAGCGTCTGGATGAATTCCAATAAACACGTGGTGTATTTCCTAAGAATTTCTTACGATCTATACGTGTGTTAAAATCATTTCTTATTTGATTTAACTGGGTATTTCCATTGTCTTGGTTAGGTGTTGAGTTCATAAATTATTTATATAAATATATTTACTATACATATATAGTTCCGGATCAAAATCGCCAAATTGTTATATGAAGTTTCCATTACTTACGTATATATTTGTATATACCAATCGATGTGTAAGATCGTGTTCGAGTTATAAATGGCCCCCAACCTTTTTAAGACGTATACACGCATATATGGACATTAGTGCGCGTGGATTATGTACATAATATGGCGTACGGTATATATATAGAATATGGTAGTAAGTAAGCATACAGGTATAGGTTATAAAGGTGTACCGCCCACATATTTATACCGGGGGTTATAAAGCATATAGTAATAAGTATAGATAACAGAAGGGCGCGGATGCGCCCCTCTAGGTATTCGGTACCAAGTGAGTACCAATGTAAATAATTAAAGGTTATATTGCCATATTCAATGGCTCGGTAAATAACCACCCGACATGATTCGCGGTATCTAAACTGAAGAATTGCTTATTCATTTCACCACCACGTCTATTCTTACTAAACCATATCGCTCTACCTCCCTCAGCATTAAACTTCATATGCGCCATAGCAGTAATCATATGTTTAAATCTATTTGAACCAGCGAATTCACCACCTTTAGTTACCTGTTGAATAATCATAAAACAAGTATTTTTATTTGATTGGTTTTCACCTTTATTATGTTGCTCAAATATATTAAGTAACTTTGTTTCAGCATTCTTCATTGTACCACCATGAAAATCTACTACCGCAACTGCTAACTCAGCAAATGAATCTACTAATACTGCATCCCAACCTTCATGTAATATAGATTTTAATATAACAAGTGGATCATGCTCAATCCAATCACCCATAAATAAAATAGGCAACTGACCGAATTTAGGGAATCGCTTAACCATTCCAACCATATCAATTTGGTTCATCTCACCTGATATGAATAATGTTTTATTACCGTTGGATTTTAGGTCTGATAGTATATCTAATAATACAGTTGTTTTACCAACTCCAGGATCACCAACGAATGCTACGTTAGTACCTTTCATTAATCCACCTTCACTAGATAATAGATTATCAATTTTCTTATTTGTTTTCATTGGAACGAATAATTCTGGATTGAATTTGAAATCGTCCATTACCATTGTAGTTGGTTTGAAACGTCTTACAACATTACCACCAATACCTTTGTTTAATTTTACTGTTCTATTTAACATAACCTTTATTATTATTAATTATTTACGATGTAAATATACGACTATTTCTTGCGGTATCCAAATATTTCCGCGGAAATGTTATGAACAATCGCGGTTCACGTATATACTTTCGTTTTACTCGAAAGGGTTGGCTGCGCGGAATAAAGGGGTTAACACCCACTTCAAATTATCCTCGGCACTATATATCCAACTTTCCATACATAACTATGTTTTTATATTACAATATTCAAATATTAATAACTAAGGACATACGTAGATCTAAATTCCCACACGTTCACGAATGAATTATAAACGCATCGCTTAACATGCGTTTTAAAATGTATATTACGTTATTTGCTTACAAAGCTTTCCCAAGCCACGTCATCATTTGAATATAAAACCCAGGCTACTACACACGGATTCTACAGCGTATTCATTAAGTGTAACCATTCCTCTACTCGTTTTTCCCACGACTGTTCTATAACCCATTTCTTATTATCCACCGTTTGCTTATACCACTTATAATGAAACTCCTTATCATCATGACACGAACCATTATCCCTGAATATAACATCCATCATCAATTGCCTCACATCCGAATCTATCCTCCCACTATCAATTATATTTCCTCTGCCTATCAACAATGAATCTAAATTACCCGTATTTGTAGAACATATTTTAACTCCACCCATCATCATTTCCAAGGCAGTTATACAATACGTTTCTGGGTACTTACTAGGATATAACCAATATTCTGCTTTACTAATTTCCCTATACAAGTCATCTGGCGCTAAGGCTCCCTTCCAAGTCACACCATCTTGCTCATCTGGAACATGACCCCACCTCTCACTATAAGGCGGACAACAAACAACCAAAGTAGCATCTGGTAATCCCTGTTTTATTTGAGGCCACATAGCAAGTAAATTATCTAACCCTCTATCTGTTGCACTACTATAAATAAACCTATTATTGACCTTATCTTCCTCAATGTATTCCCAATCTCTAGGATCAATAGCATTATTCACTACTTGTATATACGTATGATCATTTTGGGGTATGTAGCCAAGAGCTTTGTTCACTTCTTTTTTAATTAAAGGTACTTGCCATTCACTCACACATATCATTTTAGTTAATCTCTCATCATGTAATGTTGCTTTTACTTCATCATTACTTAATTTCCCACCTTTATAATACTCATGCCAATATTCATTATGAACCCAAAATAATGATTTTTTAAAATTTATATTACAATCATCTAAGACTTTCATATAATTAATATAGTTGATAGCTATTACCCAATCAAAATCTACAAACGCAATTGCATTAACTCCTCTATTATTGCCTTGATTTATTATCACATCATGATGAATGTAAGTTACTTTATTTACATAACAACCTTCAACATCACCTACTACATAAACGCTATGTCCTTTCTTAGCTAATTCCTCACTTAGTTTAATAACACAATATTCACTTCCACCTATACCTTGATCAACCCAAGTTTGACTATTCCATTTCGGATTAGCATAGCCGACATAAAACATTATTTTCATTACTCTATTGTTATTGTTCCTTCTTTAACTGCTACTAATTCACTTTGCCAAATGTTAATTGCAATAGCATATCTAACACCTCTGGTCACTTGTGTTACTCTATGTAAGTGATTACCTGCATTAAATATTACTAATCTATTAAATTTAGCTTCAATTCTTTCTGGTGTATTTTCTCTACCTCTGGAGTGTATTTCTAAATAACCACCATCTATATCCATTGGTTTAGGATAAAATACTGTTCCAACTAATGGTGTTAATATTTCACCTCCATTATTACCACCTGTTCTAGCCCAATGTTCTTCATCCTTATCAAAATGTTGCATTAAATCACTTTGTGGATGTCCATCACCATAAACACCTGTCCAATATTCAAAACCAATTAGGTTATTAAGTACCAACTGGGAATTATATCTCCAAATGTATTCAATTAATCGTTTTTTAATTGTATTTGCTTCACTATTCCACCAACCATTCCACCACATGAAATTTCCATTTGGTCCAAAGAATGATTCATCGTTATCAATTGCTTCTAATAACGGTTTATCTTTTATAAAATCGTCTATTACTATCATATTATTTATGGTCTAAATTTTTAATAAAACTTACTACTACGTATCTTGTTCCTTCAGTTACAGGTCTAGCTCCATGTTTATGAGTTATATTACCTGGATGAAGTGTACACATTCCAATTTCACTTGGATTAGCTAAATATTTGTATTTAGGGAACCAAGTACCCCCACCTTTAAATTCACCTGGATTTAAATTAACTAATGTTGTTATATTACTATAATCATGATGAATATCTAAATGTGGTTGTTCATCTGCTTTATATCTAATAACAAATGATTCATCTCTTAAATGTTTCCAACTAGAACCTTCTAATTCGAATCTATCTATAGCTAATGGTTTAATATAATGATTAATTACTTTATTATAAATTTCCTTCATACCTAATGTTTCCATTAGATTATCTGTTGTAGGATAAAATTCATGTCTATCAGTAGTCCACTTATGTGCTTCAGCTAAGTTAATTAGTTCCTTACAAAAACGTTTTGTAAATAAAGGAAATAAATAAACATGAGTAGCTGGTTCATCAATAATTAAATCATATTTTCTGTCAATTAATTGTTTATTAATGTATTTATAGCTCCATTCTTCCCAATTACTAGCATCTAATATTTCAAATTTAGTTCTTGGTGATTCAAAATTTTCATCAATTGTTACTGTATTGCCTATATTAATTGAAGGTTTTTCTGCTTCAGCTTTAACTTGTTTTACATATTCAGGTGTAAATTCAGTTAATGAATCTTTATCATAATGAGATGATTGATTAATATAATCAACATTAAAAGCATAGGCCCTAAAATCTGAATTACCTAATACTTCATTACAATCTTGTCTAGGATGTTTACAATGAATAGCAGACATAAATTCATCATATGGTATTAAATTATCTAAGTAACCTGAATCTAATATTTCTTTCATACCCTTTCTAGATATCATATAAGCATGAGTATTAAAAGTATAATCACATCTAACTAATGCCTCATTTACTCGTTCTTCCTTATCTTTTTCTAAAGCACTTCTACCTAAGTAACAAATACTCCAATCATCATTTAAATGATTAAGTTCAAATTCAGGAAATTTATCAAATTCCTTGTTTAAATAAAAATCTTCTTCTAATATTAGAACATTATGATGACCAGCATTATAAGCACCTTCAATTACTTGATAATGAGATAAAGCACAGCCTATTTCACCTGGAGTTAAGTCTCTACTCCACCAATCATTTTGAGGTTCTTTAGGGTTACTAGGTAATTTCCACCAATCAGCTTGTTTAAACCCATAAGGTGAATCAATATTACCCTTAACTAAATCCCAACCATTAATAGCAGGAAATTCATACCATGGAACTGGGTCTTTGAAATTTAGTTGTTCAAGATTATCATATATTCTAGCCGAGTCTGTAGCTAAGTTAATAACGTAAGTAAAATCTATTTTCATAACGTTTCTGTTTTAATTATTTTCCAGTTAAAAGGTTGTCTATTTCTTTGGTATTGATCCATAGACCATTCAATTCTATCTGTTTCTAATTCTATATTATATGGTTTAGTAGAACAATACTTAGTTTCAGTTATGTATTGTATTTCTATAGTATATTTTTTCATTGTAACGAATTAATAAAGTGTAACGTCCAAGCAATTAAACCGTTTAATTGCAGCGCAACTAGATTCCATTGTCTTCTTACAGCTACCTGAAATATAACACAAATAAATCCAGTCATAAATAATAAAGGTTCTAAAGTCCATTGTCCAGCTATTAAAAAACCAGTACCCATATAACCAATTCGAGATGACATTCTCTCAATTGGTGTAAGTTTTCTTTGTCTTACCATCATTCTTAATACTTCTCTCCACCACCTATACTCACATCTACGGCAAGTTTTCTTATCAGATGTTTTATACATCCAATCAGGTTGTTTTTGATTACATTGATTACATTTCCTCATTCTAACTCATCTATAATTACATCAATATCACCTGGATCATCTATTATATTTTGATAATATTTAGTCCACAACTTATGATCTGTAACTAAACATTGTTTACATATTGTTTTTCTAGTCACTGTACTTAATAATTCATCATAAGCTAATAATTCCATTTCAAAAGCAGGAGGTAAATTTAATTTACCCCAATCTGAATTTTCACCCCAAATTAATTTTCTATTTATTTTTTGAGCTGCAGAAACCATATTAATTTTTTCTTCCATCCATTCCATTAATGGAGTAGCTGCAGCATATACAGCGGGTAAATTGGTTGGTTTACTACACCAAGCACATGTTTTACTTTTGCCACTCATCAACTATATCTTTAGGAACAAAATAACCAAAACTAAGTAATACCCTAGGTTTATCTAAGGCTACTTGGGTAGTATAATGCTCATCAATACCAGCAATACACCTCCATATTTCATTTTCTTCTACTTTATATTCTATTTCTTTTATTACTGGATTACCTCCAACTAATGGTTTAGAAATTAATGTATTAAATCTAACATGAACAACATCACCTAAATAATCATGAGGTAAATCTTCATTTAATGATTCATCAGGACCTTCAACATTAAAATTAGCATCATTATGTTTATGCACCTGATGTCCTTGAGTTGAATAACAAATTATAAACCCATAATTAGGTTCAATTTGTAAATCCCAAGGTAATCTATAAAATTCTAATATCTCAGTAGCTATTTTATCTAATTCAGCATAAGGAAATTTTGCTTCAGCTAATTCTTCATCTATGATGTGTAAATAATCTCTGGCTCTTACATTACCCCCATGTTCTGGTTCATCAGTAATATATTTAATCCTATTTTCTTCAACCAAAATCCAGTCTAAAATAGGTTGTGTTAATTTTTTAGGTAAAATATAATTGCTTTTCATTATTGTACTTGTCTTTCACCATCTCTACCTACAAAATACCAATAATTATTTGTAAATTGATGGTCATTTCTTAATATATTATCTAATTCAGGTCTAACTACAACATTGCCACTTATAGATATACGATTTTCGTTTGAAGAATTTCTAGTAACAAAATGTAAAATGTCTCTAGAAAAAATATAGATTTTACCTGGTGTTGAATTTATTTCCCACATTATTCTTTTTGTTTCAACTTGACAGTGGAATATTAAATTACCAGCACCCTTAGGCATATGTGGATAATATACCCAAGATAAACCTAAAACCCCTTTCTCATAATGATTATGAATCATTGTTTGTTCACCTGGTGGTGTAAAATGACCCCAAATTTCATTTATTGCTGTTGCTTGATCCATATTAAAAATACCATCAAAAATGTTACTTACTTTTCCACTTATAGCATCAAAAGTATCATCTTTTAGAGGTACATCTTCATAAAATGTATGTTGCATGTCAACTTCCTTATGAGATGGTCTAGAATCATTTAAATTATCACCTGGATTCTCTCTAGTAGTTGTTATTTCTTCAATAAGCGATTCGTTATTTAATTCGAGATCATGCTCGTAATAAAATAAACCGTTAATTAATTTTAAACTCATTCTATAATTTGGGCGTCTTCTACTTCCCTACAAATTAATAATTTATCACCTTCTCTTAATACATGATTTGCATCATGATAGTTAACATATAATCCTAATAATTCTTTATCAATTTTAGAATCATGTTTTTTTGGAATTATCATTTGGCTAACCTTATAGGTTTTAACTACTTGAAATAACCTATCATTAACATACTTAAGATAACTCCCATACATCATACTAATTCTGAATCAGAAACTAACATTACACCAGAATTATTAGCGGGAATATAATAATCAAATTTATGGGGGCCAAGTATTTCATTAATTATTTTCTCCTGTAATTCAGGTGATTTACCTGTTATAATCTTAACTTCAACTAATTTACATACTGAATTAATCAGTAAATATTCCTCAATCTTATTTAAAGCTTTTTCATGGCTTAAACCATGACAATCAATTTCCCACATCTTTACTTAATAGCTGTTGTAGCTTTTGAATTTTTAATTTAATTTCTTGTGTTTGAGGTTTTAATAACTTCAATTTCACAATCTGTTCTATAATGCTTTCTTTAATTTCTTGCATAATCGTCTTCAATTCGAACTATATCGTCTTCACCGAAATAAGTTCCTGTTTGTACTTCTATAAATAACACTTCCTCATCGGTTTCATTCCAAGCCCTGTGTTTTGCTCCTAAAGGTATGTGAATTGATTCACCTGGACCTCTAAATACTTTTTCATCATCTAAAACTATAGTTAAATTACCTCTAACTACAGTCCATTGTTCTCTTCGTTTATCATGATATTGATATGATAATCTACTATTAGGGTTAACTAATATTTGTTTTACTTTACAATAAGGGGCATCTAATAATACCTCGTATCTACCCCATGGTCTTATACTACGTTCCATTTTAAAATCCTAAATGTTTATCTCTACAAAATTCTAAATCAACAATACTGCTTCTAATATCCATCCCCTCTATATTAAATGGGTTTTTCCAAGGATTAACTGTTCTCCAACCTGGTCCCCATTTTTTAAATAAATACTCAAAATTTTTATCATTTGAGTATGATAATTTTTTGTATAGTTCGGGACTATACTTTTTAGTGTTCATTCCTGTTTCATAATAATCATGATCAGCTCCATCACTCATTGTACCATTGCCATGATAATATTTAGATTCCAAATTTAACACTGTCTTTACCGGTTTTATATGCAGTCTCATTATGTAGTCACTATCTTCGCCGTAGCAAGGATATAGATTTTCATCAAAATAACCATGACTTTGCACTACCCAATCTTTAATTAAAAACAAATCAAATGAACCTAAACCAAAATCTCCACCATTCCCAAACACTAATCCTGTTTCTTCATCTTGAGCTGCTTCATACATTTCTTTTAAAAACCCACTACCAAAACTACAATCATGATTAATAATAATCCAATAAGGGGAATGCATAAATGATTTCATAATCATATTCCAACCACCAGCACAACCAATGTTATAAGGCATATGAAATACCTTTAGATTTTTAATATGTTTGTGCATCCAATTATCAGCAACTAATTTTTCTAATTCCTGATCTAATTCGCCCCCACTATTATTAATAATAATATAATTTTCAACTGGGAAGTCAACACTATTAATTTGGCGTTTTAGCCATTTTATTTCGTTAACTATTAATGTTCCAACTACTGGTATCATATTTGTTCTTTTAAGTATTCTTCTAATGTTTTTAATTTACCTATGTTTAATAAGCTAGTTTTTAAAGCATATTTTCTATCATGACCTAACCTATCTTCTACAAATTTATATTTTACTTTTTTACCTAATAATTCACCTACCTTTTGTACTACTTCTTTATTAGTCCATCTATCACCTGAACCTATATTTAAAGCACCTGTATTTAGTAAGCTATCATTTTGCATCATATCAAAGATAATTCTAACATTATCCTCAACCCACATCCATTCTCTAACTTGTTCACCATCACCATAAATTGGAATTGGAATATCATTTTTAATACTATTAAATATAGTAGGTAAAAACTTTTCACTGTTTTGATCAGTACCAAAATTATTACAAGTACGAGTTATAATATGAGGTAAACCATAAGTTCTACCTGCAGCCATAACTAACATTTCAGCTGCTGCTTTAGTAGCTGAATAATAAGATGATGGTTCTAATCTATCAAATTCATGTGATGGTTTTTGTCCTTCAACATCACCATATACTTCATCAGTTGATATTTGTACAAATCGTTTTAATGAAGGTATTTGTCTAGCTATTTCAAGCATATTAAATGTACCTTCAACATTAGATTTTATAAATGGTTTACCATCTTTTATTGATCTATCAACATGTGATTCAGCAGCAAAATTAACTATGTAATCAGCATCTTGGCAAGCAAAACTAACATCATCACAAATATCTTTTATTATTAAATCATAGCTGTAACCATCTAACCTACTTTTATCAGCAGCATAAGTCATATTATCAATCACAATACAATGAGCACCCTGATCAGTAGCATATCTAACAAAAGCGGAACCAATAAATCCTAAACCACCTGTAACTACTATTTTCATTGACCTATTTTATCTTTATTACTTATTACTATATCTTTAACATGGTTAACTTTATCAACTATTACTTTTACTACCCCAGGAATTGAATGCCAAGGTATACTATGGTCATGTTCAGGAGCATAATGATTATCTATTAAATAAGTAACTATAGTATTGGGTTCTAATGTTAAAAAACCATGTGCTTTAGTTTTAGGAACAAATATAGCTTCCTGGTCATTTAATTCAAACCATTCTACTTCTTTAGTTTCTAAATCATATAAAAAATCAATTATTTTACCTTGTATTACTTTAAGATATTTATTTTGTGCTGTTTCAAATGCTTGGTAGTGCATACCTCTAAATGTATGAACATTAGGGTTAACACTAATATTAGCTTGTAACCATTTTTTAACTGATTCAGGACCGCATTGTAAATCTATTGGCGTAAAAGAACCTCTATCATCAATAAAGGTTTTATGATTTCTTACTTTTGGCATTTATTATATCTGGATTTTGTTTATAAGTTTGTTGTGTTATTAAATCTTTTAATTTAGTAGTTGACCAACCATGAGCTCTACTAGTATATAATACAGGAATATTTAGATGGTCTCCTGTAAATCGTTTGCCTAAATAATCTTCGCCTAATACTCTTAAATCAGGTTTAAAGTGTTCAATTAAACCTAATAATTCATCTTCAGTACTATAAATAAATACTTCATCTATATACTGAATTGACATTAATGCTCTATATCTTTCATATAATGGAATTACTGGTTTGTATTTGTTTCTATTATACGCAGATGGATCAGCATGTAAAAACACTATGAAATGATCACAATGTTTTTTAGCATCCTCAAATGTATAAATGTAACCTGGATGTAATAAATCGAAATTACCAGCAGTAAAACCTACAATTTTTTTAATAGCCTTCATTTAAAAACCCCTTTTTTTAATTCATTTTTTAATTTAACAATAACTTCATGATACTCACCCCACTTATCTCTATCCTCTTCATAGTAAGATTGTTCACAACCTCGTTTACATTCACTTTCTACTACTTCTAATAACTTAATAAATTGATCTTTTATCATGACGTTTTCCAAAACACCTGTATGCTTATAAGTATTAAACATA